TCTAATCCATCAACTACAATTCTTTGTAATCTTTCAATTGTTTTTGCAAATCTCATATCCATTGCTGCTAATGTAGCTTTAGAGTTTCCATCTTCTAAATAACCCAAATGTTGTTTAGGTATTTTTAATGCTGCAAACATCTTATTCTTTAAGTAATCGATATCTTCCATTGGTGCATACTCTAAACCATCTAAGTTTGTGATTTCAGTACCACTATCATTACCTCTAACAGGTAAATAGAAATCTTCCATTAAGTTTTGAACATTATACTTTAAGTTATACTCACCTGTATCTGCATTCACATATGGAGTTTTCTTTGATTTGTTTATAATTCTTTGAATATATTGGTCTACTTCGTTTGGAGCAATACCACCTACATCAATTTTGAATATTCTTTTTTGAGGAGCTCTTACAATTCTATGGATAATCATTGCATCTTCCATCAATGATAATTGTTTCCATAATCTTCTAGCACCTTCTAATATTGATTTTCCGTAAGGTAAAAAGTTTGTATCTGATAGTAATCTAAAGTGAGCAATTTCATAGTTTTCGTATTCAGTTTTTTGACCTGCTACAAATAATGATTTAGTTGCTAATGGAGTATGAACAAACTTTACAGCCTGCCAATTGTTTGGGTCAAATCCTTCTACTCTCGTAATTTCATATGCCGATAAAGGTTGAACCCCCACTATACCTAAGTTTTCTGCAATCTCTAAGTGTAAAAAGAAATCACCATACTTAACCATATTTCTAACCCAAGGCCATAAATTAAATTCTACATTTACAACATCATAGAATAAATTAGTTAAAATATCTTTAATATGGTCGTTATTAGTTTTAATTTCAACCATTCTACCATATTCATTTCTACTAGTTGATTCGTCTGCATAGATATCTAATGCCGATGTTATGATTGGATCCTGGTCCATTGAATCATAATCTCTGAATAACTCTTGTCTTATTTGTTGATAAGCTAAATAGTTTTCAAATGTATTGTTCATTGCCGATGAATGCAATCTCATATACCTATCTCTAAGATTGGTAGCTATTGCCTGTGTTTCATCGTAATCAATTACCTTTAGCTTTCCACCTTGGTTTCTTACGATAACCGCTGTTGAAAAGAGTTTTTTTAACCTGCCGTAAAATGAAGTATCTGCCATATTATTTTATTACCATTTTCTACAAGACCAGTATCTTGCTTTTGTTCTAGGTCCTGGAGTATCACAATTATGTCTAGCTCTAAACGATTTTCTCGCTTTTGGGTTAGATTTTCTTATTCTCATTGTTTTTTCACCCTTAGCCGCTGCCGATGTTCCACCATGTCCAAAGTTTACTTTAACAACTTTACCTGCTGGATTCTTTACATACACTTTAAACTTCTTAATATCACCTTGCATTGGTTTACCCAGTTGAACTGTTCTACCTTGATATTCTGCTTCATTTAAAGATTCATTGTATGCATCCTTTTCTTTCATTTTTGTTTTTAAGAAAGAAATAAAATCTTCCATTTCTTCTACATCATCCTCATCTACATCATATTCATCTATATCATCATCGATATCTTCTTTTATTTTACCAAATGCTCTAGCAAATGGATTAGAATAAACTTTACCTAATTCTATTTGTTGACCATCTGGCATAGTGTGACTTGACTTACTCAAAGATACACCATAAAATTCATATAAAAAACTTTTCTTCATTATATTTTACATTCTATACAATATATAAATATTATATTATTTAATAAGCCATCTTAAATCATCAAAATCATCTTTACCAATATTCATTCTATATGGGTCTTCCCTTAAATCTTTTTGTGTATAAACTGGACTATATTCAGTTTTAACAAATCCATTTAATGCACTTTGTGCTAATGAACCTCTTTCGTTTCTTAATCTTAATGCCGTATCTCTCACCCATAATCCAATACCCAATGCCATCGTAAGGTCATCATTGTACCCCCTGGCTGCCTCGGCTCTACCATTGTTCCATATAAAAGTAAATAACTCATCTATGGTTCTCTTAGAGTGTATTATAACCGATTTATCTTTCATATATTGGTCAATCTTAGATACAATCATAGGTCTTGTCTTAGATGAAATTGTAAAACCTGGAATCATTTGTTTTTGTTCTCTATAATATTTGTTAGTCCATTGTGTGTTAACATCTACATATTGAACATCTTTATTACTCCAAAATAAATTCTTATAATCTCTATCTAATATTTGTTGTATTGTTGCCCATCCGATATTTGCATTATCTACAATTAGTAATGCATCGTTGTAATCGGTTGCTATACTGATTAACATATTACCAAAATCCGTTGGTTCTATCTTACCTTTATACTCAGCAACTTGCTCCATAGATTCAATATCAATTATATGGAATGCTGAATAATCGTTACCATCACCTCTACTTACATCGGCAGTTACCACATATGAACGATTGTAATCTGGTTTTTTCCATAACCATATATTACTATCAAACCCAGTCTTTTCAATTGGGTCACATACATTGTTTTCACTATACCATATTAAAAGGTCACCATCAATTACGTTATCACCCGAAGAAATGAAATCACAATCACACTCTTGTGCCGCTTGCTTATCACCTAATTGTTGTGTTTGTTCATCTCTCCAATCTTGTTCTCTATCAGGGTGAACCGTCCAATGCAGTTTAATAGGATTAAATAAATTCTCACCATTTTCTGCACCAACCCACATTCTATGAAACCAATTACCCACACCATTTGGAGTAGATAAGGCAATACAATCACCACCGGTAGCCAACGTCAATTGAGTACCAGTCCATATTTCATCAATGTAATCAATAAAGGCTGCTTCATCAAATACCAATAAGGATAAGGCTTCAGAACGACCAGAGTCAGGTTTTGAAGATACTGCTTTTACTTGTGAACCATTTTTTAATCTAAGGGAAAGTTTGTTATCTTCCGATTCAGCAACTCTTAACCATACAGGTAAAAGTTGGTTCATCGTTCTAACTTTTAATACTAAGTTCTTTGCTACATCTTGTTTGTTCGCAATAATAAGAACGTTGAAATCCTCATTGAATATCATTTTCCATAGTGCATAACCTGCTACTAATGTTGATATACCTAACTGACGTGATTTAAGAACAATGTTATATCTATGGTCTTTAAAATCTGTTAGAGTATCTTCCTGGAATGGATATAATTCGAATGCTATTTTTCCTCTAATTGGATGTTGAATTTTACAATATTTTTTCATAAAGTATACGGGGTCCCCGGCACACTTTTGATATTGTTCCTTAATTACATCCTTTAGGGATTTTTGTGGAGTATTCATTATTTTTTCAATCTAATCTTCCAATATACACCACCACCGATATAAGGTGCTAATTTACCACTTGTTCCATCTGTTGTTCTATTTGCAACACCAATTCCCAAATGATATATTTTATCTGCTTTTGTATTAATTAAAACACCAAATCCCAAATGAGATACTACATCTGCTTTATTAAATCCACCTTCTAAACCATAATACATTTTAGTTTTAGGTAATTCTTTTACAATTGTAGTATTTGTAATTACTTTTTCTTTAACATTTGCAACAAACTTTCTACCTTCAATTTTGTTTTTAGTAATTGTATCGGTTAAGAATACAAATCCTAAATTATCTGGTAAATGTAATGTATCATTGTAAATATTTTTTGCAAAATAATCTCTTAAAATTAAATTTGTATCTACTATTGCAGGAATAACTACTTCCTTAATTGTTTCATGATAAATATCTTCACCTTTTTTAGTTACCACTTTTGTTTTAGGGATTTCAATTGTATCATGTATTTCTTTAATAACTTCGTATGGTTTTCCTGCAACCATTATAGTTTTACCAATATTAATTTTACCACCTCTTAGTTGATAGAAAAATAAAGCTATTAAAGCTACCAATACTATGTTCTTAATCGTTGAAAATTTCATTATATTTCTCCTTTATTATTTCCCAATCCTCATCTACTGCGGCTTGGAATGTTATTATTAATTCGTTTAGACCAGCTATATCTGAATCTAAATCTCTTTTTACTTTTTCAATATCACCATCGATACTCCACTTTTCAATACTACCATCTTCGTTTACAATAGTAGGAACTGTGTCTGCATCTTTTCTAGCTTGTTCAAATCTAGCTAAGTCATCTTTAATTGTTCCTAATGCCTTTGAGTTCATTTTCCAATACTCATAGTTCTTATAAATACCTTCTAATCTAAGTTTTGCCTCTCTTTCTACTAAACAATTAATACAATATCCACTTTGTTTAATAAATCTTAAATTAGCTCCCTTTGGATTTCCAGTTTTACATTCTTTGGATTTACAAGTAGTTAACGTATCTAAATATGCTCTTGCTTCATCATATTGAGTAACCGCTATTTTAAATCCTTCATGTTGTTCCCACTCTTTACCATTCACATCAAACCATCTATCTCCAACTTCTTTCTTTTCTTTTGCCTTATCCCAACCAACAATTGCGTTTCCACTTTCTCTACCATGCATCACATCCAAAATCTTTTTTCTACTTGGATGCATCCATGTCTTCTTATCCTTATTACCTTTGCTCTTAATTAACATAAATTGTAACTTTATATATAAGTATATATTTTTATCGGCTAAACTTAAAAATTCCTAAAATTTGGTTCAAAGGTGCGAATGCTCCCGTTAATTTATAAGCGTTTCCTTTGTAACTAAATACGATTCCTTCACTCGGTACAATTTTTTCAAACCCACCAATTGCATTTAATCTACTCAATTCTTTTTCTAATTTTTTTATTTGAGTTATAGTTCCACCATTCATAATTTGATTAGCACTAGATTCTAATTCAGCTCTCATTGATTGTAATGCTTTATCTGGTTGTGCAGTTAATACTGAACTCATAAATGATAATACCTCCGCACCAACTCCTAAGAAAATATCTTCAAACTTTCTAAGATTGCCACTCATAATAGTAGTTTTAGGTCCTTTATCTATTCCGTCTGCCCATGCTCTTGCTTTATCATCTTTGATATCACCTACTCTCATACTTTTATCATCAAACGCCCATCTCTTAACTAAACCTGCCTTTTCTAATGCTGATATTTTCTTTTTTGAATTAACTATAAAGTTTTCCCACCACGCTTGATGATAATCTGCTACACCATCTTTATCTGTTAATCCAAATTCAGATTGTAGTTTTGAAATCATTCCTTTGAACTTACCTTTTTGAGAACTTAATTCTTTTGTTTTAGGTAATTTTACAATCGGAGGTCCTTGTATTGTGTATTTAGATTGAACATGTGCATTGATTTGTTTTAACATTCCACCTAATACACTCTCTGCTCCATCTACTTTACCGATTGGATTTCCTGCTTCATTATATTCAACTGCATTATGAAAAACTAAAAGTGCTTGATTGTAAGGAATAACGTTAACTGATGTGGGCCATATTACTTCTAAGTTTACAAATACTTTACCTTCTTTAAATATTTTATCTTTTTGTGCCTGTGATAATCCTCTAATTGCATTTTCCAAATCTTTCATTGCAAAATTATATGCATCGGTTAGTCCACCTCTACCACCGAACTTAGTTGCTACACCATTAATATCCATTGCATTTGCTCCGGCGTTTGCTAAGTGTCCTTTATTTCTTGCCGATATCAATCTACCATTCTTCCAACTTATAGCTAATGCTTGTCCATCGGTTTTTTCTCTAACCACACCTAAATTACCATCTAATGCATTATTTACAATTGCTTTTAAATCACCAAATGATAAATTCATTCTAACATCAAATGGATGATTCATATGCCCATACGCACCACCTTCGTTTATAATACCTTCTTCTACTTTTCTGAATGTGGTTGCTTGTCTACCATTGATTGTTGGCATTCCGTGTTGGTCTTTACTAATATCTTTTACAACTGTTTTTTTATTTTTAAATTTACCAGTTAAAACCACATCACCTTTATCAACTTTTACATTGATATCTTCATCCATATCAGTAATATTGAGTTCTTTTTCCATTTGAGTTATTTCATCATAATTCATATTTCTAAGTTCTCTAGCTACATTACTAGATGAATTTGGTATATTCGGTTTTCCAAAAAGATACATATTTATTCTTTTTGCAAACTTAGATGTTTTATAATGTTTCATTATATGTTTAAAATGAACATCATTTGTACTCATTTCAGTAATTACTTCTGCTACCGTATTTGTATCACCATCTAATTTACCATCTTCTTTGTCTCTATTATAATCTTGCACTGCACTATCCCAAACTTCTAATGGAATTTTACCTTCTTTCATTTCTTTAGCAAAATACAATGTAAACCACTCAACATATTTGTCATTATCACCATCTAATTCAGTTCCTGCAAATATAGCTGCTTTACCAATACCACCAATTGCTATTTCTGCAACTAAATGTTCTGCTAAATGCCCACCTAAATGCTTCATTAACATTCCAACACCATGTCCTAAACCACCACCCAATGCTACACCCACTGCACTCATAGCGATAGTTTTACCTAATGTTTTAAATGCATCTTTTTCTTTATCACTTATTGGTTTACCTTGAAATAAATTTGAAATTCCTTCACCTGCATGCTGAAACGTATGTCCCAAATGTGCCATTTCCTTTTTAACAGAAGGTACAATTGATTTTACTTTATTACTAATTGCTTCACCAATACTTCTTCTAGCCGGTGAATTTGCTTTATGTTGATTACCTCTAAAAAATTGTTTTTCTTTATCGGACCATTTTGAAATATTATGTTTGATTGTTCTTGCTAAAACTTTTGGATTTTGAACTGCTTTAGTTGCTACCTTTCCAATCCCTGCTGATTTTGCATCAGTTGAACCTTTTGTTGGTTGAACTCCACTTGCAGGTGTTTCTTTATTTGTATCTGAACCAGGTCCTGCTTCTTGTCCAGATTTGGTGGCCACACCATATTCATTTGCAAAATCATTTGCTGACTGAATTGCGGTATCAATATCCTGGTCAACAATCATTACTTTTAATGGAATTGGTGCTTCTGGATGTTTTATATTATATGATGTAATTGCTGCCCATCTATGGTGTCCATCAATTACATATCCATCTTTACTTACATAAAGCGGCGCAGTTAGATTTGGATTTGTTGGGTCTGCTTCTAATCCCGCTTCCATTCCTAATACTTTATCACCAACTAATTCTGTTTGAGTTGCTTTTAATGATTCTGCAGGTACTTCTGTATTTGTTACTTTAATACCCTTATCTTCCAACATTTTTGCATATAGTTTTTCACCATTTATTTCTTCCGCATCCGGTTTTGCTTTACCTGCTTTTTTTTCTGCTTCTAAATCTTTTTCAGCTTGTGAACCAGGTTGTGGCTTACCTTTGAATTGTGGCATTTTTTTACGAGGAATTCCTTTATTTCCATTACAATATAAGTTAGTACCTGGAACAGATATATCACAAAGATTATATGTGGGTTCTCTTTTTGAATCTACTTCTTTTTTAAAGTCTTCCATTTCTTCTGGTTTAACTTCATCTTTTGATTTTAAACCTCTACGTTGTAATACTTTTTCAGTTGCTTGTTTTTTATCTTCATCAAAATGTTTTGCTAAACCTGTAATTTTTGTATTTACTTCTTCTTTAAATTTAGGTGGAATCTCATCTAATGTAGGCTTTACTTTAATTGATGTGCCTGCCACATTTCCTTTATCATCAACCGGAGCCGTTTGATTCATTGGAGCTGGTTTCTTTTGTTGTGGTTGTGGTTGCTGTGGTTTTTCTTGAGCTTGTGCAGGATTAGTTAATGGTTTATCTAATGGTTTTTGTGTTTTGTTTGTACTATTTGTACCATTTTGATTATTTGCGCCAGGTGTTGGTTTTGCTCCAACTTTATTATTTGCACCCGTCATTGGTCCGCCGGCATTTCTATTTGCGGGTGGTTGTGATTGTGCACCACTTTTACCAACTAATGCCATCGCTGCTCTATACGATGGATGGTTTTTATCGTAATTTAGTGCTGAACGAACTTTTACTTTCTCACCAGTATCAGGATTATCTACTAATTGGTCTAATGTTTTTTCATCATACCCACTACCTGCTGCACTTGCTTCTTTTATTGGATTGTGTGGTTGATACATACCTTTTTCTATATTATGTAAATCACGATAATATGTAAGTTTTTCTGCTAAATGGTCTTTAGCTATTTCAGCTGCGATTTTAATATCAGATGTATGTTCTAATTCAATCTTAATACCTCGTTTTAGTTCTTGTTTTACGGTATCTAATACGTTTTTGTAATCGTAGTAATCCCCTGCCCATTTCTTTGCAATATCTACCAACGTTAAATCATCTGCTTTTCCACCTGGTATATTATTATCAGTATCTACACCTTCATTTAATTTTGTAATTAATTTAGTATAAATTGCTTTATCAAATTTACCAAAAAACTTTTCAAATTCTTTTTGTTTTCTTTCACCACCCATTCTATTGTTACGGAACATATTTCTAACATCCGTTGCACCAAATGAATTAGAAGGTAACGCTGAATAAACATATGCATTAACTGCATATCCTTTTAAATTTTTATCGTTTGTATATGGTTTGAAATAATTACCACCCAATCTACTATCATCTTTTTCACCAACCGCTACAATCAATGCAGTAGTTGTATCATCATATCCTCTCAATATTTCTACCGGTTGATATGGTTGTTTTACTTTTACAAACTTTGAAGATGGTATTCCAAATAATTTAGTTGCAATTTCTTTCTTATCGTTAAATGATAATGGAGATTTATCACCATCTTGCACATCGGATGTTGCAATATATACATTTTTAGAACCAAATTTTGATACCAATGCATCATAAACTTTTTTATGACCTTTGTGAAATGGTTGGAAACGCCCACCATACACTACAATTTTGTCTGTAACGGCCTGTTTTAAAACAGCCTCAACAATAAAATTAGCTAATTCCATAAGTATAAATATACACTAAACGTTCTTATAGATAAATGGGTCTCTTTTTCTTAGTTCTTTTATTTTCTTTTTGAACTCTCTTTTTAATTTCCAAGTTTTATATAAACTTTTCAATTTCTTAAATAAACTTATCATATTAATTGTTTAATTTTTTATTTATATTTTTCTTCCCATTCATCTTTTATACTAGCATAAATAGTATCTGTTATTAATTTTTGACCAATTAAATTAAAATGTTGGTCGTGTCCACATTTTGGATAAAAAGTTTCTTCAATTGTCAACCCATGCTTTCCATATATCATGTCTTTAAAATTATTATACGTTTTTCCATCTATTTCAAATTTTAAAAGTTTATCTTTAAAATATTCATTGTTTCTAATAGCATTATCCGTTTCTGGAAACCAATTAAATACTCTAATTATTACATCTGGATTTTTTTCTTGTATTTCTTTTAATAATATTTCAAATTCTTTTATCGTTTTTTCCGCTACTTTTTCTACAAAAGTTTCAAACGTAATTGTTTTAGAAACTGTTTCTATCCAATCAAATTTATCTTTATATTTACTAGCTGGTTCGTATAATATGTCATCTATTTTGATATGTTCTCTAAATAAATCTGTAAATTGAATTACTATTAAACCAATTTCATTTAACTCAATATAGTGTTCATCCAAATATGGAGAATTATTATTTGAATATTTTGGTGATAATAATCTTTTTAATGCGTTATATATGGTTGCATTTGTACCACCATTTAATGAACCATTTATATCAATTGTATTTAATTTATCTGCTAATAATTTTGAATATCTATTATATCTAATAAATTGATATTGTGCATTTGTTAAATATTTTGAATCCCAATATTGTTCATCCGGTATATTTACCGAAGGTAATTCTGAAAAATATTGTAATCCTTCTCCAAATGTAAATGAGCATCCTCTACACCAAATTGCCTTTTTCATAGTTTATATTTTTTATTAGGTCTAAATACCTAATCTCATTAAATTTATTCAAATTAGATAATAATGTATATTCAATTTCAGATATATTATTCCCAATGTTTAATATAACATTTCTATTATGTTCTAATATATCATAACTATTATGAATTTTTTCTTTTAATAAGTTGAAATCCATTTTGTTTAATTTTTCAATTTCAGTTATAATTAATTTCATTCTAGTATTATTATCTTCTATTGTATCGTATGTTTCATCTATTAACCAATCAAATGTTTTAAACCCTAGTTCTTTTAAATATTTTAACATATATGGTCTACCTATTACAATAAATGGTTGCATATGCCATAATGGTTTAAAAATCTTTTCACTTATAAAATCATTATCATTATAAAAATTAGTTTCAGTTACAATACTAAATAATGATTTTTCATATAGTTCTGAGTTTTCATCTTTATACCCATTAACATCTTTTATGTTTTCTATATCTGCAATTGATTTATTGGGAATGGAATCAAATTTATTTTTTAATTCAAAATTTGTTGTAAATTCAAATAATACGTCATCGGATATTAATGTTTTATCATATGATATAATACTTTCATTTTTTATATTTTCATATAGTTGTAATAATACTTCTAATTTATGTACTTCTAATCTTCTATTTAAAAATAAAAATTTATGAGTTTTGTTTTTAAAATATTTAGCAGTATCAAATTCTTTATATTTGTTATAAAAATAAAAAGAAGAAAATGGTATATAATAACTATAATTTATTATTTTAGGAAATGTTTCTTTATCTATTCCATTTTCTAAAATAAACTTATTAACTTTTTTTTCTAAATTAAAATCATTTAATATTAAAATAGAATTTTTTGTTGATATTCCATTATTTTTTATTCCTAAATATAAATTTTTTAAAAGCCAATCGTTTACCCATCCTTCATGTGAATAATTTATTACAAGTTTTCCATTGTCATCATTGATATCTTTTTTTATTTTTTCAGGAATATTTTTGAAAAAATTTCTATATCCACCACCTCTTTCATCTACAAATAAATTACAAGAATAAGATAAATGTCCCCATGGTTCAATTACATATACCCAATCTTTTTTATTTGATGTGTATGGTATACATTTTATTAAATTTTTACTTAATATTATTCCAAATAAATCATTCCAAATATTAAAATCTTTTCCAAATGTTTTTTCTAAAGCGTTTGGCAAATGATTATAGGTATCTTCATCTTTTTGATAATTAAACATTATGTAATTTACTAATGCCTCATCCATACCATTTGGAATGTAACCTTCTACGCTCCATTTATCAAATACCAAATTAAGCATAATATAATTCTGGATATTCTACTAATATATGAATACCACCTTCTTTGGTTGCATATTTGTAGGCCAATTCAATATCAGTAGGTGTTTTTAAATCGTGGAATTCTATATTTTTACATAAAGATTTAAACTCTTCAAAATAATTTCCTCTATGTTGATGACCTGGATCAATTGGTTTATCACTACCTTTACCTAATCTAATAATTAAGTTTGGTTTCCATTTACCTTCACTCATTATACCAATTTTATCGACGTGATTTATTAATTGATTTGCCGCACAAATAATAAAATCCCAACGAGGATAGAACGTAATAACTCTTTTACCTGCCATTGCCATTCCTAAACTCATTCCCATTTGAGATTCTTCCATTACAGGAACTTCAATCATTTTATCTTTTGGCACAAATCCTAACGTTGTACTCATAGGATTGCCTTGATAAACAATTTGTTGACCAATAAAAACAGAATCTTCTAATTCTGCTAAATTTTTCATTGCTTCCGTTAAAGCATCTTTGTATGGTGTATATTCTGGTGAACTCATATAAGTTTTTTTGTATTGTTTCTTTTTATAATATCTTTTAATCTACATTCTTCAATTGCAAGTTGTTCAGTTAAATCGTATCTAACTGAATCCAATCTTTTTCTTATTTCAGTTAGTTCATCTTCTAATTCATCATTTAACTTTTGCTTTAATTCTTCTTTTAATTTTTCCGATTTTAGTGCTACTATTTCTGGATCTATTTGAATTGAATAATTAATTAATTTTTGTTCTTCTATTTCTGTTTGTTCTATTATATCACCTCTAACTTTATCTAATTTAGATTTTAATATTAATATTTCATTTTGTAATCTAAGTTCTTCTTCTTTTATTAATTCATTACTTAATTTAACATCATCATCAATTTCATCTATTACTCCAATTTTTTTAATTATATTTTCTGCAATTATTCTATGTCCTAATAATGACGGATGTGAATCATTTACCAATACTTTAAATGTTCTAAATACATATTGATTTGTTAATTCGGGCCTTTTTTCGTTACATAGTGTTTCTAAATCAGAATAAGTTTTATTTAAATAATTAAATTTTATTAATCGTTTTGAAAAAAATTTATCTTTTAAAAGTATAGGTGTATAATTTGTTCTCCAATTTAAAAAATAAACAATTATTCCATTTGCAATATGATTTAATAATTCATTTTTTATTTTAAGTAACGATTGTTTTATAAAAAATATTTCAAATTCTTCAATTGATTTAAAATTAGCAGCATAATATTCAAAAAATGAGTCATAATCATTTTTATGGTCACTATATTTAGTATTCAATTTAAAATCAGTTTTTTTATCTAAATGTTTAGTTTGTGCAAAATCTTGAACATATATTGATATTAATTTACCATTATGTGTAAATTCAAATTCTTCTCTATACAAATCAGTTAATTGATATATTATATGAGAAATTTGATTTGTATTTTTTATCTCTTTTATAAATTTGGTAGACCAAGTATTAGAACCACCATTATCGGCTCTTAATATAGTTTCTTTATTAAAATGGTTACCAACTAATGTTGGAAATCTATTATTAATAATAAATTCCATTTGCAAATTTGATATTAATGTTGGGTCAAACTTATGTGTTTTTGGAAAAAAAACATCTTTCTGACCGGAGTAGAATTGTAATCCTTCTCCCCATGTAAAACTATCTCCTGCAAATAGAATTCTTTTCATTAATCTTTGAATTCATCTTTATGTTCTAAATACCATTCGTATGCATTAGCTAATCCATCTTCTAATGATGTAGTTGCTTGCCATCCTAATTTATCAAAAATCTTAAATGAATCAATCTTACGAGTTGGAATCATTGATGGTTTACCTTTAATAAATTCAGTTGGTGCATCAAAGTTTGCAATTCGTTTCATTGCTTCTAATACTTCTAATACTGAATATACTCTATTAGAACCGATATTATAAACTTGATAATCTTCGGTTTCTTTTTCCATTACTATTTGTAACGCTTCTACAAAATCTTCAATGTATAATAAATCTCTTAATTCACTACCATCACCCCATACTGGAATTGGATTCATTTGGTCTGCTACTTTTCTGATTGTTGCAGGAGTAACATGACATTTATTAAAATCATACTTATCATGCGGTCCAAATAAATTTGCAGGTCTAATAATCGTACATTTCATTTTAACCGGTAAATATTTTGCATATAATTCACATTGTACTTCTGCATATCGTTTCATCCAACCCACAGGAAAATAAACAGGATATGGTTCATCAAATAAGAAATCGGTTTCTACTACCGGCTTATCTCCTTTTGGTGGATAAACTGTATTAGATGATAAAAAGATGTAATGTGATACGTTATTTCTCCAACTGGCATCAATTAAGAAATTATTCATTGCTACATTTGGTGTAACATGTGCTAACGGGTCAACTACTGTATCTACTGCATTTGATGTACTTGCTGCGGCGTGGTATACTACATCAACACCCTTAGTTGCATCTAAACATCCTTCATATGTTTTTAAATCAAAGTGAACATACTCTACACCTTCGATTGGTGTTCGTACTCCTCTTTTGTGTAAATTAACTCTAATGTTTGTGTAACCTTCTTTGTGTAATCGGTTTGTTAAATTTTGACCTACTAAGCCAGAACCACCTGTTATCAGGATTTTTGAATCTTTATTTATCATAATTAATTTTTGAATTCTATTTTATCTTCTTTGAATAATTTAAATGTTTCGGTATCTATATCTTTAAAATTTAAAAAATGAATATAACTAAATCTTTTAAAATTATTATTCACTTTTAAAACTTGATGTGTTACGTTATTTTTTGTAAAATCTAAAACTGCATAGTTGCCTAATTTTGGTAAAACAATTGTTTCTTTTCCATTATTTTTAATAACTAATTCCCCACCATCACCTTCTTTCCAATCATCGTTTAAATATAATAACACTACACATAATCTTCTCGCATCAAATCCATCTTCATGTGCGTTAATAAAATCACCATTTTCGTATAACATATATCTTCCTCTGCTATCCAAATCATTTAAATTAATATTATATTTTGGATATAGTGAATTGCCAATAGCTACTGAGATTGTGTCAAAGAATTTTGTAATTCGTTCATCTTTTAAATCATATTCCCAAAATTTTTGAAATATATGATAACCATTCTTTTCAACATATTCTTCTCTTTCTTTTATACCATCCCACATAACAATATTATCGGTATATGGTGGACCTCCAGAAAAATCAAATCTATATTTCAATTCCGTCTTATCAACTGCAGAATCTTTTACATACTGAATATTTTTTTCTAAATCTATTTTTTGCTCAGGTGTTAATATATCTAATATATTACCAGTAGAATATCCAGTATTAATTATTTCCATCTCTATTGTTTTTATAAAAGTTGTAGGTTATATTAAGTGCTTCTTTAAATCCTAATTTTGGTAGTAAATTTATTTTTGTTTGTTGTTGGATATCCATTTGTCTTCTCATATCACCATTTGGTTTTGTAATATCCCATACAATTTCCAATTTCTTTCCACTTATTTCAATTAAATCTTCAATCATTGATTTGATAGTAATTTCTTCACCTGCTCCAAAGTTTACAATTATATGATTTTTAGTTTCATATAATTTAATAATTGCATCTGCTACATCGCCCGCATAAACAAAATCTCTAATCGGTGTTCCATCACCCCAAGCACTAACTATTTCATTTGCTTCAAATACTTTTTTACATTGAGTTGCAATTACCGTCCCATTACCATCAAAATTATCATACTCACCGAAGATGTTTGCTGGTCTTATAATTGCCCAATTTTTGTATGCGTATTGTACTTTATATGCTTCTAATAAAATTTCACCCATTCTCTTACTCCAACTTGGAAACCAATCTGCTTCCGATGGTAATGTTTTCCATACACTATCTTCTACAAATGTTTCTGCTGGTGCATATACTCCAACTGAACTAACAAAGATTAACCAGATATTATTCTTTGCACATTGATTTATAATCTCAGTATTAATTTTAAAAGATGGGTAAAGGAAATCCACAGGTTCATTTTTTGCCTTCAATGGTGAACCTTTAATACCGAATGAATTGAATACCACATCAGGTTCGTATTGTTTAAACAATAATTCTACTTCACCATCTTGTGCCAAATTTCTAAATGAGAATATAAAATTAGGATTATCTATGGGTAAATGAATAGATTTTTTAATATCTACTCCAATTACATTATATCCTTTTTCTAAACATTGATTTACTAAATGTATACCAACCAATCCACTGCAACCTGTTATTAAAACTGTTTTCATTTTTTATATAGTTTACAATACAATTCATAAAATACATCTTCTTTTTTTGTATTTAATAATTTATACTGATTATGTTTTTGTATATCTATAAATATACTACTTTTATTTTTACTTTCCAAATTATAAAATAGCTTTTTACATTCCGTAATTATTGCCTCTAATCTAGAAAATGGGTTACTGATATTATCTATATATTCGTAATCTATTAAATTACATATTTCATATCCCGCTTCTTTTAATATTTTATAGCCATGCTTAGGTCCTATTAGTATAAACGGATGTGCATTTGCAATAGGTCTTAATATTTTTTCTGTTAACATTATTTCATTTTCAAAAAACATAGTTTCAGTTACAATACTAAAATTAGATTTAGTGTAATATTCTTTGTTATTATTCCAATTGTGACTTTTTTCATCATACTCACCATATGGCATATCAGAACTAATATCTAGTGCAATTTGTGTATGTTCCGAATTTAAATAATTTTGTTTATATGTTTTTAAATTTGGATAGATATCTAATATATTATGTGTTCTTACAATATCTTTGTCTTGAAATTCTAAAAATGAAACATAATTTGAATCTATTAAATTAAGTTCTTTACACATTTCATAAAAATATAATCTATGAAATCTTTTTGCATTTCTATTAAATGATAAAAATGTTTTTTCTTTTGGTGTATTGATATAATCATCAACGGTACATACCGGATAGTTTCCTTCCATTTTAAAATTTTTATCAATATCGTATAAATGATATGGAAAAAATATATTATTACAATTTGCAAATTCATCTAGATTATATGCCGGTGAAATTGTGTATATTTTATTTTTATTAGGATTATTGTTTACCCAAGTATAGAATCTATTATATGTACCCGATTCATGAAAGTTTATAAATAATAAATCAAATCCTTTATTTAATTGTATATCAAATTTATCAAAATATTCATGTAAATCTTCAAAATGTGTTTTTGCAAAAATAACATAAAAATTTCTAGCATTTGGTAGAATTTTATCAGTAGAAATAACTGATAATTCATTACTATTAAAACATTCAATTAGATTATTTTCTCTATGTGATGCGTGATTAAATATTTCATTAAAGTTTGTTTCTAAATTTGATTTTTTTACCGAATGTATAAGTGAACCAAAATCAGTATAATCAACATCGGGAATAGAATCGGCTCCATTTGGTATTGGATATCCATTTTGCCATTTTTCTATGTATAAATTTATTAACATGTAAAAATCCAATTAAATAGTTCTTTGATATGTTCTGCTGGTTTTAGTTTTCTAAATCTTAAAGAATTATTTAATACAACTTGTTTAGATTCTAAAAATATTTTATGCAATTTTTCTTTATCATTTAATTCTTTTATTAAATTTGATATTTTTTGCATTCGTTTATAATCATCTATTTCATCATCATAACTTTCATCCCACCATTGGGAAAATGTTTCAAATCCCATCTCTCTTAATCTTTTTAAATAACCAGGTCCACTAATTACTATAAATGGGTGGAAATAAAATAAAGATTTTGTTATTTTTTCAGATATTTGTGCGGCGTTAAATGATGATTCGTTTACCAATGAAATATAGGAATCACCATATAAAAATGAATTTTGATTATTGAATGGGTTTTGAAAATTATCTGAATTAAATTTTTCTGAGTCCATTTCTTTTTTAACAGTAATAGAACCCATTTCTTTTATTTTATTTAGATATGGTAATTGGTCTCTAAATATTTCTGGCTTAATCCATCTATTATGATTCCAAGTAAATTCATCTTTTTTATTATCTATTATTGAATATATGGTATTTTTTAATATATCATTTTTATATAACTCAGATAGTAACCATAATTTATGAGATTTATCTGCAGTTCTATTTAGACATACAAAATGTTTATCTTTATACTCTGTGTTTGCTATTAGATAATTTTGTTTTTCATATAAATCAGTATCATTATCCATAAATGCTTTTGCAGAATGGTGTATTAGATATGTTGTATTATATACGTTTATACTATTCGTTATATTATTAGTTTTACAATATGAATCCACCGTTTGTGTTATATATGCATCCGCATTAATATAAAAAATATTTTTTGGATTTATTGAATATTTTTCTATATTTTTATAAATTCTATTTAAAAATGCTTCGTATCTAACACCACCCTCATGTAAAGTCATTATAACCAATTTTAATTTATTTTTAGATAAAAGTGATATAACTTTTTCATCAAAATTAAAATAATCTATTAAATCAAAAACTTCCGTTTCGTTTTCAATATAAGGCTGTACATTTGAAAATAAAAAATCTTCTGTGCCAAATAAATTTATAACATAATAATTATCATCATTTTCATTTACATCATTTATATGTTTTAAATTTATTTCATATGAGTTTGTATCATATTGAAATTCATATTTAAAATCATTAATTTTATTTAAATTATTTAATATGTTAACATACAAATCTCTAGTATAATGTAAGTAAAATTTTTTATTATGTTTTTTAGATAATGCACGTATGCCGGTTGGGTCACCATATCCTGATTTAATATATGAATCAATTGGCATTCCGTGTAACTCTGCCTGCTCAATATAATTTTCTACTAATTTATCATTTAATCCGTTTGGTAAAAAATAATTATTAAACTGATGTGTAAATATAAAATTTATACTTTTCATTAAAATATTACCCATTTACCTGTACCATAATGCGGCCATTGCTTTTCATATGAATACCAAATAACTTTTTCCGATGGTACTTCTCTTTTTTCACCATTCCACGTTGCTTCGGTTGGTGTGTTTGTTGATACACCATTATCTTCTACTACAAATACAATTGGTAAATCATATCTAACTGCGTATTTGTGCATTTCATAAAATCCACCGGTCTCAAATGCCATATCTCCAATGAAACAAAATACTTTATCATCTTTACCATCTCTCTTATTTGCCATTGCTACACCCGTTGCTATTGGTATAATTGCACCAACAATTGCACTTGCATAGAATTTTTGTTCTTCACTAACAATTGTAATACTTCTACCTGCTAAAATTTCTTCTTCTAGCCAAACAGGACACACACCTTTTATTAGTGCGTGATAATGTGAGCGCCAGGTTGAGAATACCCAATCTGTATCTTTAATTCGTTTTCCAATTTCAATAAGTTGTTCTTCATTACCACCACTAAGATGCACCGGTCCTTTTATTTTACCCGCCTCCCAATGGTCAGCAATCATTCTTTCGTACGCAATTAATTCATCCTTTGTAAATCTAGCATCTGCTACAATAGGATATTTTTCTAAATATGTCATTATCTATCTCTTTTTTGTAATATTGGGTTTGTTGTTGGCCATTCCATTTGATATTCGGGGTCATTCCATTTAACTACACCTTGCTCATCTGCATCTACATAACCATCTTTGTAGAATAGGTTATAATGAAACATACAATCGGTTAGAGCATAGTGTCCGTTTGCAAAACCAGGTGGAACTAATACTTGATTTCTATCTTTCTCAGTTATCATAAAAGATTCCCATTCACCAAAGGTAGGACTTTCTTTTCGCATATCCAAAACAATTAGGTAAATATCTCCAACTGCTGCTTGAACTAATTTCCAAGTTTTATTATCATAATGCAATCCTCTTAATACACCTTTGTATGATTTTGAGAATCTACCATGAATTTCATGTCCTTCACCTATTCTTATCATTACAGGATGTTCTTTTGAATGAAAGGTTGTAAATATTTCTCCTCTATATTCTCTATAAATTGAAGGTGTAAAGATTGGAACTTCCATTCCAAATTTTTTTGATGGAGTTACTTTGAACGCATCCCATTTATTACTCATTATATTAATTTTTTTGGTTCTAAATATTCTAATATTTCGTTTTCTAATGCATCGTTTACAACACTATCTGCCATTGCTTTTTCCATATACTCTTTATTATAAACACCATTATCCGCAGCTTGTTGTATTTCAATTATTTTATCTATTTTAGTTGCATCTATTGAATTATACCAATCTGCCAATTCTGGAAATGTTTCTATAAAATTTTTACCTCTACGAATATCATATTGTGTATAGAATGATTTAAAATCTTTTTCTCTACTTTCTAAATCAGAAGCAAATCTATGTCCTTGTGTTACTTCTCTTAAGTATTCACATAACCTATATACTTGATTTACCAGTCCCCACAAAGATGCTTCCGTATGTAAATTTGTTTCTTTATTTTCTTTAATTAAATTTTCTGCCCAATTTTGTAAATGTTCTGCTCTTTCTAATTTAATATGTTCAGGTAATGTAGTTGCGGATTGAAACGATGGAAATCTTAATATGTTTAATGTAACTAATACTTCTGTTTTATCTTCGTATTTTTTTCTTAATTCATTTGTAAAATCTAAAAATTCTGTTATACTAAATAAACATAATGCATTAATTGTCATCATTACATTAAATGTTTTTAAATTACCATCCACAATAATTCTTTCTGCATTTTCTTTCCAAACTTCCCATTTTAATCCATCTCTAATATATTCAGCGTGTGCACCAACCGATTCACAACTAGTATATAATGAAAAATGTTTAAAATTATGCGTTGAATTAATTAATCTATCTACTAACATTTTACTTTGTCCTAAATTTGAATTAACGGCAAAGTTTACATCACATTTTTTGTTTTCTTTCCACCAATCCATTAACTTCCAAAACCCTTTACTCATAGTAGGTTCACCACCCGTTACTCTTAATTCTCTTAATGAGTTTTGTAAATCACCTTCCCACCATTTCCAAAATGCTTCCAAATATGGATTTTCTAATTGGTCTTTACCATATATCATAGCATCATCTCCTGCATGCTGAAATGCACCGCCACCATCTGTAACTAAGTTTTGATATGCACCATTTGTTTTAATATCGGATTGCCATGTTGTACTAAATGATGCATTACAATATGAACAAGCAAAGTTACAATTTGCATCAAAACTAATTTCTAATGTTTTTAAATCAACATCTTTGTTCCAACTATAATTTTTTTCAGCATTAATTAATTCTTCATCTGAATATATAACTGATTTATAAACTCTATCACTTACTTTATCTGGTCCTAAATCTTCTATCTTCCAACAATATTCACATTCTTTAGGTCTAATGCCTTCTAACATTTCTTTACGAACCAATTTCTTATATTGTGTATTGTGTAATGCTTTTGGTGAACGCTCTAATTCTCTTAATGGAATTTTATGTGGTTGTGGATGGTGACATGATGTTGTTTGTCCCATATTTAACCATATAGTTGCATTATACCACTTTGCTCCACAAAATGATGGGGATATTGAATTTATACTTCTATCCCTATACTCTTGATATGTTTCATCCCACTTTTTTCCGAATACAAAACCTGCCATATTAAAATGTTTGTGCGTAACCTAATGGAAATCCATTTCTAAATTCAGATGCCATTCTAGGAATCAACACCTGATATGTTTTCATTAATTCTTTAATACCATCATCTAAACTATATTGTGGTTTCCAACCCGTTGCTTCTATTTTTGCGTTTGATACAATATAATCTCTTTTATCCGGATCTTCGTAGTAATCATTGTATGAAATTGCAAAGTCTGGAATATATTTTTGAATTGTTTCTAATAATTCTTGTTTAGTTAAATTTGCATCACTTAATCCAACATTATAAACATTGTGTTTCATTTTATCATAATTGTTTAATGCCCATAAGAATACATTTGCAACATCTTGAATATGAATGAAATTTCTTTTAAAATGTTTTTCAAATACCGTAATGTATTTATCTGTCATTGCTTTGTAAACAAACTCATTAACTAATAAATCTGTTCTCATTCTTGGTGATGTTCCAAATACGGTTGCTAATCTAAAACATATTGCTGAACTACATTCTAATAATAATTTTTCGGCTGCACATTTACTTTCCCCATAAACCGAAATTGGATTTAAAGGTGATGTTTCGGTACACTCCGTTTGTCCTACACCAATACCATACCCACTATTTGTATTTGGATATAATACAATTTGTTCATCACTAATTGTATCTAATATGGTTTCTATTTGAGTAAAGTTTACTTCCCATGCTAACTTAGGGTCTTTTGCACAAGCAGGAAATCCTACGATTGCCGCTAAAGGAATAATAACATCATGTATTCCTACTTCATGTCTTAATAACCTTTCATTACGAACATCTCCATAAATAAAATTGTAATTTTTATTTGATGTAAATTGCAATGGAGAAATTTGATTGAATGATAAGTTATCTATAATAGTAACACTATGTCCTGCGTTTAGCATCTTATCGGTAATTACCGAACCTAAGTAACCTGCTCCACCTGTAATTAATATTTTCATTATATTAGTGTTTGTGTTATATTTTCAATTGTAGACATTTTTAATTTGTTTCCAGCAATCATTAGATTTAATCTTTCTTGTACATTTGGAAAATGCCATTCATCTATAAATCCAAAATTACCATTTCCTGTTTTATCCCATACTTTAAAACGATTCCATTTTGTGAAATCTAATGATGTAACACATTTTTCTTTTATTTCTAAATTATCTAAATAAGTTTCCTTATTTTCAATTATAGTATAACAATCATCTTCACTAAGTACATTATTAAATATAGAAAAATCATAAAAATATCCTTCAAACATCCAATGAAAATCAACATCATCATACCAAGGACCACCTGCACCAACCCAAAGTGGTACATTTGTATAATCACATACATCACCTTCCCATGTTAATTCTTTCCATTCACCATTAAAACAAGTTTTTAATTTTTTGTTTGTATGGTCCAATTGAAATATTACATAACTTTCTTTGTAAACATCTTCTTCTTTTGGATAATATTCTATCATTTGAAAATGGTCTGAATAATTACCACTATCAGGTTCTGCCGTAAATAATGAAAATCTAAATTTCATATTACCATCTTGATTTTCAAAATATGCACCACTATGACACCCTTGTTTGGCAAAGATTGCAGTTCGTTCTCGTTTCATTTTATTTAGTTTAAAACGAGCATATATTGTTAAATCATTTTGAAATAAATTCTTTAACAATCCAGGTTTTTTAGATGTATTATATTTAGTTTCTTCAAAAAAGTTTACTAAAAAATTATCTTTAAATTCTATTAATTCATTTTTCATTATCTAATCTCTTTACATTTATGATAAAAATCTGCTAATTCAGGATATGTTTTACAAAAATCAGTTCCTCTTCGTCTATCATGTTCACTAAAAAATTTATAAAAATCTTTTCTATGGTGTTCTCTTGAAAATTCATCAACATCACCCATAAAATAATCATAAATTCTTCTAATTTTAACTACTTCTACATCACTATATCCAAATGTATTTGTATCGGTTCGTGTTAAATCATAAAAATCCATCAACTGTGCTTGTTCAAAAAATTCACTTTCCCATTCTTTTTGGTCTAACAATGTAATTGATTGATGATTAGGATATCTGAGATATGATGCATCTAATAATAAAGGTTGTTTATAATATCTTAACCAATTAGTATGTTTTGCTTTTAATGCATATACATCATTTATTAATTTTTTATAAGAAGGAACTGATAAAATATTATATGTACTCATAATATCAATTGTTAATCTTGGTATGTGAAATAACAAATCGTCAATTCTATCCATTAATTGATTATACACCATACCATTTCTAATATATTCCGCTTGCTCTCCGTATCCATCACAACTTGTAAAGATAATCAATTCTTTAACCAATTCTCTTTCAGATATAATTTTAAATTTCTCTTTAAATTTTTTATACAAAGAATCAGGAACTCCTAAGTTTGAATTTATACTTAAACATAAATTTCTATTTGGTTTTGGTGAATCAATAATATAATCCAATACTTTCATAGTATCTTTATGCATCATAGGTTCACCACCTGTAATTCTAAACGTATGTAAATCTTGATATAAATCTGGCCACCATTTCCAAAATGCTTCTACATATGGATTAAATTCACTTTGTGGAATTGGCATTCTACCACTTTGTTTAAAATGGTCTAAACCATTAAACTTATCAGATGTGGGGTACGCACCATGTTGTTCAATTTCTTCCATCCATTGTGTTGAGAATGGAGGTGCACAATATGAACATTTAAAGTTACACGCATTACTAAATGAAACCTCTACATACGATGGATTTATATTATCTCTCCATCCAGAATTTTTTACTTTATCTAAATATTGATAAGCCCATGGTTCTGCACTTTTAAAATGTCTATCACTAAATTGGTCAGAATTATCTTCTACACCCCAACAATAATCACATTCTTTTGGTTTTGCACCATCTAACATTTCTCGCCTACGTTCTTTTTTATAACGAGTATTATGTAACGCGGAAGGGTCTCTATCAATTTCAGTAGTTGATATTTTATGTGTTTGTGGGTGGTGACAACTATGATTATGACCAATGTGCAAATGAAGCGTTACCTGCATCCATTTTGCTAAACAAAATCCTGCACCTACTTCATTAAGTTGCCTTCTTACTTTTTCAAATTTTTCGTACTGTCCCATTATGCTTTACAATTTATTATTACAGAATTATTACCAATATCATCTACTGATATTAATTCATATTCCAAATTATTCATACCATCATTTTTCCAATTATATTTGCCTTGCTGCATTTCTAAAATATATCTTCTTTCATTTCGTGCAGTTGTTTCACCCTTTGCCCATTTATCAACCCCACCTACATTAATTAATCCTTCCGTTTGGTGTGGTAAACATTCAAACTTACCATCTCTACGGAAAGGTAAGATAGTATTATGGATTTTCAAAATATCTTCTTCTTTTATTTCAACATTATTTATTTCACCATGATTTCCATTATTACTTAAATCGGTTAATATATTTCCTTCTATGTTATTAAAATCATAATTTGCAACCATATCATCTGGGAACTCTAAAATTTCACTTTCAGCTAAACATCTATCCCACATCATAACTTTTGCAATATCACCTTTAAACCACCTATTAACCTCATCTATACCTACTGATGTAGTTGTTCCTATGTAATATGGTTCTATTCCATATCTTTTTAAGAACCCATCATATTCTAATGGTGAAGATAATCCGGTTCCAAATCTTGCATCACTTTTCTTTCCATTAATATAAAGTGAAATTTGTTTAGTATCATCATCAACTGTTAGTGTTACCCATGTCCATTGTTGTTCGTATCGTTTAGCCCATAGATATAAAAACTCTCTGCTATTGTTCCACATCATTGTAGTAAATGCTCTACTATTATTATAACTTAATCCCCAATCATGTCCTGGTCTTCTGAAAATTGGATATTCACAAAATCTTCTATCTTCATCACCAATTAAATAAATAGGAACTTTCTCTTCTTGTTGGTGTGCTCTAACTAAAATTGAAACGGAATGAGAACGAGAACATACATTTCTAATTGAACGAGATGGTTCTATTTTTACATAAGAATTTTTACCATTAAAATAACCATACTTTTGATTTTTAAATTGTTCTGATAAATAATGTTGTTCTGCATTACCAGTCAATACACATCTCCAAAATAGGTCATCATCTTCCATACCCCAATCCCAATAATCATTTGAATACCCATTTGTTGCTTCTACTTGCTCTTTTGTGAATAGTACTGCACCACCAAAATACTCCTCATATTTGAGGTTATAATCTGTTTGAGATATTCTTACCGCTAAATGTTTTGGGTTCTCAGGATTGAACGTATAATCACACGAACCATCCTCAGGTACCATATCAATATCATGCCATACAATATAATCACACCCATCATCAAATGCGTGTTTGGCTGCAATATTTTTCATCTTACCTCTGTTGAATAACTTATCATCACATTGGTGAGCGAAATATATTTTATGTTCAATGCCCTGTTCTTTTAAGAAGGTATGAACTCTCGGTGAAAACTCTTTTAGATGCGTTTCTCTATTTCTATATGGTACACAAACTCCTAATTTATGCATTATAATTCTACTTTTATTTTTATTACTAAATCATCTAATTGTTCAGTTTCTAATTGTGTATATCTACACGTATTTAAACCATCAATATTTAAATTTAAAATTGTTCCTTTCATTTCATTATAAAATCTAGTTTGATTTTTTCTTGTTTCATAGTGAATCCATTTATTTCCAATTGTTGAATTTGAATTATGTTTTAATGTTTTAAACTTACCTTCTCTTCTAATTGGAATCGGTATTTCGGTTTCAAATTTATTTATTAAATAATTATCTTCACATTCAATAATAAATGCGTTATTTCTATTATCACTTAAATCTAATAATATATCGTTTTTAAAATTTTTAAAATCATAATAACATTTTAAATACTTTGATTTATTATATCTTCTATAATCATTTAAAATAGATTTAACTGATGAATTTTCATATATTTCATTTATATTATTTTCATCTAATGCAATATTCCAAATAGCAAATTCTGATATTAATCCTTTAAAATAAAATTTATCATTTTCTGAATTTGGATTACCAACTCCTATATAAAAATAAGTGTTATCATATCCAAATATTTGGTCATTTAATTTTTCTGTTCCAACTAACTTACCATTCATATAAAATGAAAGAGTATCATCGGTTTTACTCATAACTAAATGTGACCATATTTCTCCTATGATATCACTTTGAATTGAAGTTGATTTATTATCATTTGTCCATAATTCAGATTTATATCTTTTAAATGAAGTATATGATAACCCTGTGTTTCTACCTGGAATAGAAGTAATATAATATTCATCAAAATCTGCACTCTCATCAATTTTACAATCTTCTGGTTTACATTTTACTGATATTGTGAAGTCACCGGCGAATGTACTTAGTAAATTTTTTAATGGAATTTTAATATGAGAAGTAGAGCCATTAAATCTAAAATAATTAATTAAAAATTCTTTTTCAGGTATGCCAAATTTTATAGTATCTAATGGTACATTTTTTTGAATACATCTTTGCAATAAATCATCATCCTCAAATCCCCACCCCCAATACTCATTGGAAAAGCCATTTATTATTTTAAAATCTTCAACATTAAATAACGTAACTCCACCAAAATAATCATCAAATGGTTGTTCTGCATCAACTATTGAAGCTAAATGTATAGGTGTATCTGGATATGAATAATCTACTCCTTTTAATGGCAACATATCAACATCATGTAATGCAAGATAATCAAATCCTTCTCTAATTGCTATCTTTGCACCAATATTCAATAACTTACCTCTATTAAATGGTTTGCTATCCGATTGTTCTATGACATATATTTTATATTCATATTCCTTCAAATATTTTTTCATATATGGAAGGAACATTTCTAAATGAGATTTTCTATCTCTATAAGGAATTATTATTGCTAATTTCTTCATTAATCTTCTCTTTCAGACTCTTTATCGGGTCTATTAGATGTACCAACTGTTTTGGTTTTAGCAAGATTATAAAATTCATTTAAATACCATTCTAATCTTGTAGACCATCCTTTGGTATCTAATCCATATAACCAATCACTAATGTCTTGTGTAGAATGTGCAATGCTTTCTAATGCTTTCACACCTCTTTCTTCTGTTGTTAATTCTTTTTTGTCTGCCATAATTGTATGTTTTTTTCGTTTTCAATTTCTACTGATGGGTTTTCTAATATTCCCAAATTTTGTTTTACTTTTTCAAATGCTAAATTTTCCGAACCTTCTTTCCACACTCTATATTCTACATCTCTTAATCTTTTGTTGTTTGCATCAACATCTTCAATATATTTTCTTTTTAGTTCTTCGTTTTGTACCGATACTGAATCATATTCTACCATATAATCAAATACATTAGAGCCCAATGGGTGATATTTTTTCATCAATCCCTCAATATTTAAGATTAGCTTTGGTAGAAAAAATGAAAAATCTCCTTTTGTTTCTTTCATTATATCCAATTCTTCCGCAATTAATTCTAATTGCTTTACAAACGATTCATTTTGTAATAGTTCTTTTATCATAAAATTATTTTTAACCATTCAGTTTTTTCATCTAAAATTTCTTGTTTTACTAATTTGAATTTTAAATTATTTAATCCAATTTTAGAAGTAGAATATTGTCCACTCATAATATCATTAAAAAATATTTCTTTATTCTCTGAAATATCTGGATCATATGAATAGAATCTACTTGCAATATTAATATCATCATCATGTTCCAATGATTGATATTCACCTTCAATTCTAATAGGTAATGATATTTTTGTTGTTTTATCTATAACTGTATTATCAACGAAGTTTAAATAATCATTTCCTGCTTTTCCGAAGAATTTAGCGTGATTATGATTTTTACTTTTATCTATTAGAATTTGTTTGTAAAAATTATCAAACTCATAGCGTAAAACAGGTTCAAATTTAGTTTGATATGTTTTATTATATTCCAATCCATTTAAATATAAATTGGTTATTTCAGTTTGTGAAAGATTGTAATCAAACATATAAACATTTGCAAGTTTACCAATAAAGAATTGTGCATTATGAGAACCACATCCAATATATAACAAATCATTTGAATAATTCCATAATGGAAATTTAACAATTGTTTTTGCATCTATTTGTTCTTGTACTTGTAAATTATTAATCCATAATTTAATTTTATTTTCATCATAGTTTAAATTAAAAACAATATGATGCCATTTATTTGGTTCAATTGATTCATAATTAAAAAAATATAATTTATCTTCATTCCAAAAATTGAAACGTAATGTTCCATCTATTTGGTAAGAAATTCCTGAATTAAATCCTGGCCAACTAATAATATATTGTTCACTCTTTGGTTTACTTGGTACATTAATCCAACAACTTACTGTAAAACTTTCGTTTGTAATATTTTTTAATTCTTTATTTGGAACTACGTTTAAAAAGGTTTCTCCATCAAAACTTAAATATTTTATAGTTTCTGTTTTAAACGAATCTGTTTTTTGTATTTTATCAAAATTATAATTTGAATCTATACGTGGATATACATGTTGTTTTTCCATTGGAATATCTGAATTACTACATCTATATAATAAATCAATATCTTCTATTCCCCAACCATAGTATTCGTTTGAGTAACCATTAATTTTTTCAAAATCTTCTTTTGGAAATATTATTACTCCACCAAAATATTGTAAATATGGTAATCGGTCATTATGTGCAGATGCTCTAGTTGCTAAGTGAATTGGATTGGTTGGATATGAATAATCACAACTATCATTTATGGGTAACATATCAACATCATGAAAACAAAAATAATCATATTCATCTTTTAATAAATGAAATGCCGAATTACAAAGTTTTCCATAGTTAAATGGTTTATCATCGGATTGTTCTATGACATAAATCTTATAATCAATATTCTTATTATTTAAGAATTCTTGCATATGTGGAATAAATATATCCAAATGTTCACGTCTATCCCTATATGGTACTATGATTGCTAATTTATGACTACTCATACCTAAATGTAACGAATTTTATTTATAAAACCAAATTAAATAGAGAGTATTATCTTAGATAGTTTGTTCCAATTCTTATAAGAAAAATAAGATGGATTTTTTACTTCTTCGAATAAAAACCTCTCATCATAAATATCAATTTTAAAATTATTTGATTTTATTGCATCGTACATTGTTTGATATTCATTTGAGTATGAATATACTTGTCCTATCTTTGCTACATCCTGTAATCTATCCAATACTGTACTATCCCATTTAAAATGATGTACTTGTGTAAAGTTTTGTGTTGTAGGAAATCTTAATGGATGATTCCAACCTTGCCATTTCCAAGTTGTTTGTCCGTCTATTTTTGCATAATGTTGACCCGGTGTCACTTCAATATGCCCTTTACACATTGTTATTTTATTTGGGCATGCCCCACTTAAAGGATAACGAAAGAAACCTGCCATTGGAAATGCTTCCCATATTTTTGTATCATCATTTATTTCAGTAAACGTGCCACCCCTACCTATTCTATCTACAAATCCTCCTGTTACAAACTCATATCCACTTTCATCACATATTTTTGTAATATCGGTAATTAATTTTGAATATACCTGAAATTCATCATCATCTGCTATAATCCACCAATCGTTAGGAAATAACATTTTTGTTTTATTATACAAACGAGTTACTTCTTCCCAATCAAATGGTCTATGTGTTTTAACTGCATGTATTTCTATACCAAAATCTTTAGCTATATCTGCAATTTCATCTTTAATATTTTTAGGCGAATCTGCATTTTCATATACAATTAAAAATACTTCACTAACCATATCTTTGTAATGGTTAAGTTGATGTCTTAATGTATTTGTTCTATGACCTGTTACTGTTACTAATTTTGGTTTCATTTTTTTCTTATTAATGTTAGTCCAGTAGAGGCCGGCTTATTTTTTAATATACCGAAATTAAACAAATCAAAAACTTGCCACTTATTTGTATCTATTTCTTTTGCTAATTGTATAGGTCCGTTCCAATCATCAAAATCACCCCTATCTTTAACTTCATTTGTCACTATATATTTATCTGCATAATTAGGGTCAGTATCATGAATTGATATAATACCCGTTTCACTCATTAATTGCGAGTATAATTCAAAATCTTCTTTTACGTTTTCATAACTATGGCCCGCATCAATATGTAAATAATCAATTTTAATATCATTTAATACAAAAAAGTTATGAAATGCGTTTGCAGTTGTATCGTTTATAATTCTAGGCCAAAATGTACTTCTAAAAAAAGATTCTTCTTTTAACCAATTTACATTACCACCTATACCATTTGTCGCATCTACAACATATGTACATCCAATATCACCATGATTATAATCACTATCACCTTCAAATATATTTTGTTTCCACAAATCGTAACGAGCCTGCGTCATAATTCTAGGTATAAAACCGCCACCACTTCCTAAACATACACATACTTTTGCTCGCATATATTGAATTAGGGAATAAATGATTAATCCATCTCCTAAATGTTCATCGGTTGCACCATGACTCCACCTATAAGGAACGTTAATTAAAACCTGGTCTCCATGTTCATCTATTTCTTGATTATTAGAAATATTGTTTTTGATATAATCTTTATTGGTTATCATTTATTTAAAATATTTGTGATTTCATATATCCATTCCTCTTTACTACTATATTGTTGTAATGCTTCTTTTAAATTAAAAAAATTATATTGTCGTTCTAATTCAAAATCATTACACATTATTTCATACATTTTATTAAATTCCTCTTTTGTATTTGCTCTATATTTGTAATCTATTTTAGGTAACCAATATTTGTTTAGTATTGGAAGTTTACCATAATCAATTGCGTTAAATATAGAATACCCAAATGGTTCATTTACATAACATCCGTGAAATATCGTAAAGTCTAAGTTAAAGAAATTTCTGTGGTTTTCCAAATTATATGGGTAGAATCTTACTTTTTTCAAATCTAAGTTTAATCCTTCTTTTAAATTTTCATATCCCATCCAATCGGTAATAGCATATCCTTTATGTTTATCTAAGAAGTGAAAACATTTTCTTGTTTCACTACGAGCTGCATATCCTATCTTATCGGTATTCCATCTATATTCTATATTGTGGTTAAACTCATAGTAATTTGGTATCTGAATACATTTCTTTTTAAAATCTTTTTGAACTAATCCATCATTACAACCAATCCAAACTATATGTTTACATCGATTCATTACATCTTGCTCCCATTGTAAATCCATTGTAGTAGGTAAGTAAACTCTATCTAATCCTAATTCTATATTTGTATTTATAATTTCTTTGATGTAGGCGTGACAAAATATTGTATGAAATTTATATTTAAACTCCCACAATTCATCTCTACGATAATAGTTGTTGTGTAAAAAATGTATTCTTCTACAATTTCTTAATAGTGGTGGTACTAATAGTGGTGTTTCTTTTGAAAATACAAATTGACAAGGGATAGATGTCGGGTCAAATCCATTAGGTTTTCTACCATCAATTAATAATACAATTGGATATTTTAAATATGGTACAACATTCTCTAAGAAATTATTTACCCATATATCACTACCACCCATAGGTAGATTACCTGCGCCTGTCGTAACTAATAAATCAAACATAACTTATTTATTGATATGGTGTTTCACCTAATAATTCTACATCCCATAATGCTTTCACATCACTTAAATTAGTAATTGAACCCGAATCAAAATTAGTCGCATCTCTTAGTGTTTGTTTTTTTGCACCTATTTCTGCTGCTAATGTAGAATTTCCAGCTTCTAATGCTCTCATAAATTGTACATCTAAATCTTTTAAAATAATTTCTCTTTTTATTCTTATTTGTTTTTTATGTACATCTAATGCTCTATTTACATCTATATTTAACATAATATTTAATTTGTAACCCAGTCAGTAAAACCGGAAGCTTTAAGTGATTTTAAAATTTTTTGATTAGTACCATACCCATCTGGATTAGAAAAATCTACTGCGTATGCATCATGAAACATACTATCATATTCTGTACTTTCTATTATTAAAAATGGGTAACCGGCAGGTGTTACTTCTATTGCATCGGGCATAGCATCTAATTTATTATCAGATTTAATAGTTATAAGACTTGTACATAATTCTGATATTGTATCTGGATGTGTGTTTGGAAATATTATTATATACGTTTTCATTTGTTATTATTTTAAGCTATTACTAATATTGAAACAAATCTATTTGCTGGTGTCTCATTACCTAAATCCATAATAAATCCTGTGTGATATATGTTACTTATAGCAGCTGTGGTGAATTCTGATGCGTAATCCCCATCTCTTCTTCCTATAAATACACTATATATACCACCACCTGAGTATGCACCATATGAATCCATTACTGATTCTGCAAATGTTACTTGAAATTTACCATAACTAATTCTAGTTATACTTTCAATGTTATATGCGTAAGGCCACCATTGACTATCATATGTAGTAAATCCAGTATTTGAATTTGGAGTAAACCAACCATATGCTCTTGTTATATTAAACGACCTACCATATCCTCCAAAGAAAAATGAAGTAAGAAAATTGCCACCCGCTGCTCTATTTGCAAATGAATATTGTGCACTTCGGATATATTGTTTTTGTTTACCACTATGCCAATCCCCTTTATCCGTTGCATTCAATACAACCATAGTACCACCCATAATACCGGTAACCTCAGTAACTCCCTGGTCATTTATATATGGTGGTGGTGAACCACCATAAATAGCAGGGTCGTTATACATATACCAACCAGATGGTTTAATTGTTAAATATCTATTTGTATCTTGTATAACTTGAAATCCTTGTTGGTTAATATTAGTTTTAGGTACATTTGAAATAAATTGTACATTTGTTGCCGGCCAATATGCTTTAATTGTTAAATTATCCGAATAACGTATATTAAAAATTACCCATTGTATTAAAAATCTAACTGCAACTCCTGCAGTAAGATATTGGTTAGAAAAATAAGCACCGGTTCCATCTCTATTATATTGATTACCATATGTACCTGTTGCATATCCAGATTGGGTTGTATTTGCACCCGCACCTTCCACCGGCCCTTCTATATATTCTCTACCATCATCATTTATTAATGAATTACCTGCCATATCATAAATGTATGCTCTTAATCCCATTAAAGCAGTACCACTTGTTCCACTTGCTCCCATACCATCATTTTTTGGAAACCAAGTTGTAAATTCATAGTATCCTGATATTGTAGGAGTAAATACAACTTGTTGAGACCAACCGATTCCATAAAACCCATTTCCATCAGGCCCAACTAATGGTGAAGTACCACCTGATATTGTACCATTTTGATAATATACTGTTTGTGCAGATTGTGCCGGTACTACAATGTTTCCACTATCACTGCCGGCGGTTGGACTAGGTAATGTTGCACTAGAATCTATTGTTATTTTATTTTGCCCAGCTGTATCTTTTAATTCAATATATCCGGTATTATATAAAATTGTTCTATTATTATTAGATGTTAAATTTGTTGAATTAATTGTCCAACCACCAACAGAACCTGCTGTTTTTGCTGCACTATTTACACTCGATGCATCTTGGTATCCGGAGTTGTTATTTAGTGAACTAATGTTTGCCCCTGGTTGTAGTGCAGCTGCGCCCGCTGCAGCTCCGTTTGCTATGGTTGTTGCCGTAGTTCCACCAATACTAGCTGCACCAGCAATTGCTAAATTTCCACCTGTAAATGTAAGTTGGTTTCCTAACGAAAAATTACCATCATTATCTGCATAAAATCCTGTGTTTGCATTTCCAAACGTACCAGTACCTATAAATATTTTTTTATTACCACCATCTAATGTTATACCACCCTGTCCAACTTTAAAAAGAGAACTGATATATCCGGCATTACCTGCAATTACAGGAGATGAAATAGAATTAGATGTTATGAATGTTCCACTGCCTGCTGTCCAATTTCCATTTGCTAATAAAGTAACGGATGCACTTGCATCTGCTTTTGCTTGATTTATTGCCGCAGTTTGTGCCGCCGTTGCTGCAGCAGAACCCGATGCTACGGCGTTTGTTCCAATCCCACTCGCAAATAATTCTGCGGCGGTTCGTGCTGCATTTGCTTTTGTTGTTGCATCACTGGCTGCGGTTGATACTGCATTTGATTGTGCAGTTGTAGCTTGTGTAAATGCCGTACCACTCGCATATGTTTGTGTTGCGGCATTTCCTCCTGTTATATTTATTACACCATTTATGGTTAACGCCCCATTTATCCATGATAATGAATTAGTTCCAGGACCACTTAAATAAAAGTTACCATTATTAGCCATATAGGTTTTCCAATCAGAACCATCATAGTATCCTAAATAAGATGAACCTAAATATAATCCAGATGTACCACCTACCAATACAACAGGTGGTCTATTTATTAAACCCGTTGTAGATGTAAATATATTTGGTGCTAATGATTGAGATAATGATGATGTTGCTGAATTTATTGAAGAACTTACACTACTTGTTGTTGCAGCGTTTCCACCTTGAATATTAATTACACCTTGAACTTGTAATGTTCCCAATGAACTATTCCAAGCTAAAAAATTATTGTTTGAACCCGTAAGATAAAAATCTCCCTGATTATCCATATATGTTTTCCAACTGCTTCCACTATAATATCCTAAATAAGTTGAACCTAAGTATAAGCCATTTACTACGGATGATGTTGTTGGTGTTTTATTTAATTTACCATTTTCATCTGTAAAAATAAATTTCTCTAAATACGCTGATGCCGAATAAACTGTAAAAGATGAATTAGATACTGAACTACTAATGGTAGATAATGAGGTACTTAATGATGATGATAACGTTGATAATGATGTACTTACTGATGAACTTAAATTAACTACACTCCCACTAACTACATTAATAGAACTACTTAATGAACCACTTACTAAATTTATAGAAGTGCTCACCGAGCCACTTAGTGTAGATACTGATGCACTGGTATATATAGATGCCGTAAAAGTTGATTGAGAAATACTACTACTTAAAGATGAACTTGTTGCTGCAATACTGCTACTTACACTTTGTGATGTTGCTGATATTGTACCACTAACTGATTGTGATAATGCTAATATGGATGCGTTTGATGCTGAGGTAGAACCACTAACTATTAATAAAGTTCCCCCAATGTTATTATTACCACCATTGAATAGTACACTTGATGTTAATGCAATAGGTACATAATTATTGTTTATATCGTATAATTCAAACTTAAAATTAAATGTTTCATTACCTAATACAGTCGGCATTGATGTAATAAAACTAATTTCGTTTGGTGAAAATGCCGTATCTTGTGAAAGGTTTAATGATATATTACCAATGTGCCATTGATTTGTTCCAGATGATTGTGATAAATATAAACTTGCAGATGGTTCATCGTTTGCAATTTTAAATGCAGTTGTAGTTGTTCCAAAATTTTTAGTTGGAATTGAACCACTAAATGTTGTAATTGGAATTGCTCCATTTTGTGTACCACTAATATATGCTACTAAATTTGTTGAAGTTGAACCTGTAAAAAATGAATTTAATTGTAATTCATATGTATTTGAACTTAACAGATTTAATGATGAAGTATATGTAAGATAACCATGACCTGCTAATTTTACACCATCGTTTACATATGTTGATGTTAAATTTGCAGATAATGAACCAGTATTCCAAACCTTACTTAAAGAATCTTGTGTAAATAATCCCGCATTTCCAACTACACTACTACTTAATGCATATGTAGTTAAAAGATTTTTTGATTCAACTCTAATATCTTGTATTAATTCATAATCAGAAATATCTCCTGTAGATGTTCTAAATACTTTTACTCTTGCTACATCCCCTGCAAATGTTTCTAATTGGTTTATAGTAATTGCAGCAAAAGATTGAGTAACCAATGATGCAACTTTACTAGTAGCAGTTGTGTCTACAATTGAATATGAAATAAATGTATTTTCAGGACTTCCTGTTATATTACCATTACTATCTAATAAAGGTGGATATACATACGCATATGTTGTATTTGGAGCAGTTTTAATTATTGGTGAATATCCTGGAATATCCGTTGTAATAGTTGACCCAACTAAACTAGAAGATATTATTTGAGTATTTGGTGAGGTTTGAAATGCATAATATAAATCATCAATGGTATGACCAGAATTTAGCCAATTTTGATAATTAGTACCTGCATTTGGAGATACAGGAATTGCCCTAGCAGAACCAGTATATGTTGTTGTAATCGTATTAACCGTATATAGTGGTTCTAATATTTCAGTAATTTTAACATTAGGTCTTTTTTTAAATCTTACCCTTGTTGTGTTGGCTAATGCTGGATTAATATTAACTCTGCCCGTCCACTTTACATTATATTTATTTTGCCAATCAATTGGAACATTTACATTTTTAATATTAAGTTCACCTAAAACAGTAATTGTTGCTGGTCCAAATGCAGTTTCAGTTGGATAAACATATACTGCTACTACTTTAGAATTGCCTTCATAGTATTCGTTTGGGCTACCATCTGAAAATTCATGATAAACAATATTACCCGCCGCATCTCTAATTTGTATTTTTATTTCAGAGTTAGATTGTAATAAATCAGAACCTGCTATTAAGAATGCGTTTTTACCTCCAGAAAAAGAATCAGGAAGTTCACTTATATTAAAGTATTCTGAATTTGCCGAATTATCTACAATTAATGTTTGTACTAATTCTAATTTTTCTTCTGGTGCAACTTTTATATCAACGGCCATTGTGAATATTCTTTTTTATAAATATTCTCTTTTTATATTATCTACAATTTCTTGGATAGTCATACGTTTTCCTAAAATGTTCATTTCATTACATACTCCCACTTGTATTCTATCTATCCAAAATAAAAATTCATCTAAACTTAGAACATATCTTGTAGTATTTTGAATTTCAATTGGATTGTTATTTTTTATTTTTTGTTTAAACACATTTAGAATAGTTGTTGGATTATTCACCCAGTCACATACCTCTATTCTTACTATGGTATACGTCTTAAACTTTTCTTTTATAGATGCTTCCATATTTTTTTTATGGTTGGTATATGCATCGTTTTTATAATAAATTCCCAAATTTGAAAAATAAACCAAATGTATATTATAGTCTTGTTTATTTAATAAATTTAATTCTCTTTCAAATTCAGTTATATCGGAACAACGACTATCACTTACGCCCGATGCGAAAAAGATTATATCATCTCTATCTTTTGATACCAATGTGTTTGCTATATTTCCATTTCCAATTATCATATTACCAATTATTGAAAATATAATTATAATCAGAATGTATTTTTTCTAAATCTGAAATTAAGGATAATGTTGTTTCTGAATTGTATACTATTGATTGCATATTATTGTTATGTATTTCTTTACAATCACTTAACGTTAATGTATCTATTTCTTTTATTTTAATAGTAAATGATTCTAATAATTCTTTGTTTGAATTATATTTAATTTGATTATTATTTACTAAACCAAAGAAATTATAAAAATCATCCATATCTGAATTTAAAATAAAAATAGGAAGTGTATTTGCTAATACTGAATATAAGAATTTTTCAGATACCGCTGTGCTATAATTTTCATATATTTCTTTTTCTTCAAAATTAGCATTGGTTTCTAATAAAATATTTATATAACCCTCTGATAATTTTTCTATACAACTATCCCAAAAAAACTTACCAGTCTTATTTGATATTTTAAAAAAATCATTATTCAAAATATATTTTGTAAAGTCAATTTGATTAGTTATGATTTTATTTCTATCTAATGATTCAAAAAATACTCTATTAAATATTTCTAAATTTATTTCAGAAAATCCATTGTTTGAACCAACATATTGATAAAATACATCATCTGTAATATTAAAATTATTAACAAATAAAAATGTTATTATATCACGTAATTCTTTTTGTTTATTATTTAAACTTACAATTCTATATTTTCTGTCAATATCTATTTTTGGAAATTCGTACTTATGTAATTCTGAAAAATTGAATGTACTTAAATAGAAATTTGATGAATATGCATCGTATGGATAATCATAGTTATATAATTGTTTAATCCATTGTTTAAAAAATGGATTAGCATCTACTAATTTAAAATTAATATTTAATTCTATTAAATTCTTATAAAAAGAATTTCTTAATTCTAATCGTTCTAATACTCCTACAATTAGGAATTTTTTAGTTTTCCATTTATTTAAATAATCGATAGAAATTGTAGGTATATCATCTCTATAAATTAATATAATGTCAGCATTATTTTCTGAATCTATTTCTGATAAATCATTTGAACAATATCCAAAATCTTTTTCTTTTGAATATTTGAAATTAAATAATTGTGCAAATTGTCTAGTATTATATAGATAACATTTCATATTATTTATATTGTATTTGAGAGAACCCATCTACTTTCTTAATCTCAACTAATGTATCAACAATATCTCGCATTGCATCCAAGTGAGAAATGATATTAATAAAATCAAATTGTGTTTTTAAATAATCAAACATCATAAAGATAGATTGTAAGTTATCACTATCCAATGTTCCAAATCCTTCATCTACTACTAAGAAATTAGGACGAGGTAAATTACATACATTAATAAGTGCAACTCTAATTGCCAATCCACTTACAAATTTTTCCATACCACTACACATTTCTAGAGGCCAATGTTGGTCCTCATAAACAATCCTAGCGTTCACATTCTTGCCACTCATATCAAAGACAATACCAAACTCTACAATTTGTTGTAAGATGTTATTAACCTCACCTTCTATCACAGGTAGAGCCTTTGCAATTAATTCATATGAAACACCATCTCTCTTAACTGCATCTAAGTAGTATTCGTAGATTTGGAACTTTTCTTCTAAATCTTTTGCTTCTGTCATCTTATCGGTAACTGATGTAATATAAGATTGTGTTTGAACTATTTGTCCATTCATATCTAATAATCTTGCCGCTATCTCTCTTAGGTCTTTACTAACTCCCGCTAACTCTTGTTTCTTAATATCAATTTGTTCCTCTAACGAATCATTATTTTGAATAGTAGTTTCGTTAGCGTGGTATTTTTCTATATCTAATTCTACCGCTGTTAATTGTGCTTCATACAATTCTTTTTGAGTAATCAATCCACTCAATTCTAAGTATGTAGTTTTATGAAGTGCTTTACCTTTTTCTAATTTAGCTTTGTAATCCTCAAATTGTGAATATTGTTCTTCAATACCTTCCCAAGAATCTAAAGTTTGTTGAATACTCGTAGCATCAATTGTTGCTTGTTTAAGTGCTTCTTCCAATTGAGGTAACAATTCTTTTACTCTCATTGCATCTTTTACAAAAGTATTATCACAACAAAACTTACAATTTGGGTCATATTCATGATTATCCAAATGTTTAATTGTTTCTTCTGCGGAACTTAGGTGTACTTTTGCAATATCATAAATTTTTGTAGCTTCAATTAAATCCTTTTGTTGTTGTTGGTAGTTGGAATATACAACATCTATATCAATACCATTGAATTGTTTTTTACTATCAATTGCAATTGTCAACTCAGCCATTACATCCATTATCTTACCGATACTTAAAGATTTGGTTTGTATAGTTGCATCAGAACCTGTGATTTGAGATTGTAAAGTTGATTGTTTACTTTCTAATTCAGTAATATCTAAGTTACCATCAATAGGAACTAATTGAGCTGATAAATTAGTTATTTCTTCATTTAAATCATCTTGTCTATCTTCGTAACCTTCTTTCTCAATTTCAAATTCTTCGTAATCATCTTTTAATAATTCCAATTTATTTTCGGCCGTTGCCAATTCTGATGTAAAATCCGTTCTCTTAAAGTTTCTTAATAAGACTTGAACTTCTTTAATATCTTCACTTGCTAAATCATATAACTTATCAAATACATTGATACCCATAAACTGAGCTAATAAATCCTTTCTTTCTGATTGTGATTTATCAATGAATAAAGAATTGTTTCCCTGTAAAGATAATGCAGTTAATACAAAATCCTCATACTTTCCTAAGTAAGATTCAATTACTTTATCCGTTCCTCTACGCTCATCACCATTTAAGTTTACAATTTCACCACCCTCTATTTTCCAAAAGTTTACATCACACTTAACCGCATCACCTTTCTTTGTAGTTTTAGCAGTTCTTTCAATAAAAAATCTCTCATCATTAATATCAAACTCTAACTTACAACTAAATGATGTTTTACGATTGTTTAGAATGTTAGCTGCTTTAAATGCTCTACTACTCTTATCAAAGATACAAAATGAAAGAGCATCAAATAGAGATGACTTACCACTAGCGTTTGGAGCGAACACACCCATTAACCCTTTCATATTCTCAAAGTTAACGATATTATCCTCACCATAAGAGAACATATTATCAAACTCAAAACGAATTGGTTTCCAAGCTATATTCTTAACTAAATCATCATCGTTTAATCGTTTGTTTAGTTTATTGTTCAAATCTTCAATCTTACCTAATGTTTCATCATCCAACATATAGTTTCTACCTAAGTAATCTTTAATAAGACCGGCTTGGTATTGAGGGTCATTCACATTACCTACATTCAACTTACCATCTTTATTACCTGTCCTTAAACGAGCTAAAGTGTCGGTACGAGTAATAGTAAACTCATCTACTTTATATTTCTTTTTAATCTCCGTAGTAACTCTCTTAATATCTGCTGCATCGGTTTTAGATACGAACACTCTAAGACGAGGTTTTTGAGGCATATCAGTTACATCAGGTACTATACCATTCTCAACGTGTAGAGTATAATAACCATAATCATTCTGAACATCTACATATTCAACTGATAAATCATCCATATTCCAAATAGCATAACCATGTTTATCTAATGCCTCACCATGATTCTGTTGTATCAAAGAACCAGGATAAACTACTTTACAACCTTTCGGAGAAATCATAGTTTGTCTTCTATGTATATCACCTAATAAAGCTAAATCATATCCATCAAACATTTCTGATGTAAAATGACGAGAGGAAATTGTATAACCAACATCCGTAGTTGCATCCAATACAGGACCATGAAACAATGCAATATTTTTAGTATCTGATGTTAATGGTTCAAACACCCAATTCTCTTTCTCATCAAAAATAGAAAATGTATCAAATCTTACACCCCCATAGGTATAACTTTGAGTATTTCTTAAATAAGTTAAATTAGGTAAATCTAATGCTTCTACAATTGGAGTCAATACATCTAACCTACCCGCATTGTTTAAGTTGCAATCGTGGTTTCCAGCGATTAATATGGTAGGACATAATTCACAACACTTCTTAAGAAAATAATTTATTTCATTAAGAAGCTCCGGTGACATTTCTAATTTAGCGTGAGCCAAATCCCCAGCTAAATAAATAAGGGAATCTTCCGTTCCCTTTTGTTTAATATCATTAAATAATCTATCAAATACCTCTCTATATTCCTGGTGTCTTTTTAGATTTCTAATGTGAATGTCTGCAATGTGATAAATCCTTTTTAATTTATTCATTTATATTTTATTTGATAAATTCTATTTTATTACTGAACTACTATTAATTGTCAATAGTTTTTCTCTTAATACGCTTTCCCAACTTAAAGTTACGGAATTTTTCTGATATTTCAAAATATTTTGGAAGTTATTTTCACCCGCATCCTTACCATCTAACTTAATGTTTTTCACCGACTTTACATATGGTTTTATTTTGTTATATAATACCATTGCATCCTCTTGTGCATCGGAATCTAAACAAATATAGACATCTGGATTGGTATTTTTTAATGCACCCATTAGTGTTTTTTGAACAAATTTACCTAATAACGGGATAGAATTTCTTTTTAAAGCAATTGCATCAAATACACCTTCACATAAAGTAATAGGTTGTTTCCAGTCAATTTGGTTAGAAAATACTATAACATCTTTAGATACGGGTGGATTTTTATACTTTTGTTTCTCTTCTGGAAATATACTTCTTGCTATAAAATAATTTAATTGATTTCTACTATCATATGAAGGAACGATAATTCTGCCCCCATACATTCCTTTTGGACAAAATCCTATGTTATATTTAATAATATGTTTTTTAGTAATACCTCTTTGTTTAAGATATGATATTGCATTTCTTTCCAATGGATTTGAAATACTATTTGATAATTCTAATGCAGATTTAAATTCAGGAGGTAGAAATAATTGTGATGTATTTTCATCATCTTCCTCTGCAATTTCTGCAGTAATTTTATCTAATAATTCTTTAATAGAACCACCCCAATCATCTTTTAATTTTTTTCTAACTTCTTCACTCATTCCACATCTACCAATCAAATCACTTAAGTCAAAATCACTCATACCGATTCTTTTACCTAAGTACATAAGATTACCACCCGCATTGCAAGTCCAGCAATGAAACTTAAAAGTCTTATCGTTTATTTGTAATTTTGGTTTAGCGTGATGACAAAAAGGACAATGATATGCATACTCATTTTTCTTTAGAGCTTTGCTTGGTCCTATGTATTTATCAAAAAGTTGTATTATCTCCATATACCAAAGATATGGAAAATAGTCCAAATTACCAAATTATTCTGAGAACCATTCTTCGGGTATTACCTTATCGGCATACTTAAATCCATGTTTATCACACCAATCGGCGTAAGTTGTTTTGGATTTCTTATTTATTTTGTTCTTTGAATTGGTAAACACAAAACGAATATCTATGGTAGGATTCTGTTCCTTAACCAATAGATGTTTCTTTCTATCAGCTAATACAAATCTACCTTTTGTTTCAACCCTAATATTATTGGGTAATTTAAAATCAGGACTATATGTGTGAGGTGAGGAAGGTATAATATAATTAACCTTTTCGGTTTCGTATTCTACTTTAATTCCTTTACTCTCTATTTGTTGGGAAACGGTATCTTCTAATCCACTCTTATAACCATTCTTCTTTGCTACCCAACCTTTTTTTGTAACTTTTTTTGTCATTAACTATTTTCTAGGTGTAACCGCTTCATAGTTTTTCTTAGGAGTATATGGTGCAGTTGCACTACCATTTAAATCTTTTTTATCTAAAGTTTTTTCACTTAAATCAAATTCAGATATACCTAATTGTTGATTTGGAGTAAATCCTGTTGTTTTAGCATTACTATCAACTTTTGCTGCTATGCCACTTTTATTGTATGCGTCTATTATTGCCATTGTGTTTTGTTTTATATAAATATAAGTTAAGTATCAAATCGTACTAAAAAGTTTACAGGAAGGTCTGGAGTTGATTTAATAGGAGTTGCTAATTTAGCTACTGCTACCATATCCATATTATCATCATATAAACCAATTGTTGTAATATAAGGTGCTATAAATGAACCAGTTGGGTCTACGGATGAACTATATTCATATTCATTGAAAGAAGGTAATTGATAATTATCACTATATGTAGTTTTTTTAATTCCTTCAAATGTAGTTGATATAGAACCTGTTATAACATTTGTTGCAATTGTAGCAGTTGGATTAGTTGATACATTAAATTCATCTTCACCAACAATTAACAATACTTCGTTTTCATAAATAGTAGTAGTTGATTTGTATGAACCGCTAAACGTACTTAATGAATTGTATCTTACTCCACCTAATTGTGTTAATTTTGTTATAACAATTAAACCATGTGAATAAAATACATTACCAATAGTAGGTACATCAAATGTTTTCTTTTTAAATACACCTAAAAAACTAATAGTACCTGCTTCTATATCTATTGTTAATAAATAAAAGGTGTCTTCATCCTCTACAAATAATGTATTAGTTTCAATATCTAACGATAATATTGTACTTTCAATTTCATTATTATTTGCATCATAAAATATAAATTCACCCGTTTCAATATTGATTAATTTAAAATTATATGAACTATAATTTGATATTAAATTACCATGACCATCATCAAAAATAGTTTCATTTAATTCGTTATCATAAATGTTTATTGAAAATGGTTTTATTTGTTCGCCATATTTTATTTGCGGTATTGCTATAACTCTTGCTCTATCTACTAATAATCTTTGTTTAGCATTATCTATTGTAGTTGTAGTTGGTTTTATATCACCATAGGATGTAAATGGATTATTAGGGTCTCTATAATACATTGTATATAGTTGATGATATAATCCCTTTTCATTTAATTCAGTAGATGTTAATAAATCAGCACTTGCAGTATAATCTGCTGCAGTAAGTGTTGTTATCCCGTCCATTGAACTAGAAATTTCCCAATTTTTATAAGCCTTAAAAGGTCTTAAATTAATATCTGATTTAGGTATTTGTTTTAACATATCTTATATAAATATCTTATTAAACAAAAACCCAACTTTTTAGGGTTGGGTTCTTAATTATGTGTTTGGTTTTTGTCCTACGATACTCCCAAACAAATATTTTATTAGAAATCTAACTTAACCTTTAATAGTAATTCTTTACTAAAAGATTTAGCGATTGGTTGAGATGTTTTAGCCACTGCTATTAATTCATTTGCATCATTGTATAAACCAACCGTAGTAGGATATACATATGGTTCTGTTTTAAAAGTAGGATTAGCCATTGAACCAGTTGCATCTACAAATGTAGGGTTATTAGAAAAGTTAAACTCTCTATTATTAACTCTTACAAAGTAATGTGCGGTTGATACATTTTCAATTCTTCTTGCTTCAAAATTACCACCACCAACAATTGATTTAAATATTCTTTTTTGTTCATACTCATCAAATGAAGAACCAGATGTTGCTAATTCACTACCAATCGTAGAACTTAATGCTCCAGGATTGAATACTAAAATACCATAATCAGGGTAGAATTTACCAAATCCTTGTTTATTAGATGCAGTATATGTGTTTATTGTTGAATCAATATTTTGTCCTAAATTCAATGTACCACTTACAATATTATATTCGTTAGTACCTGCGTTAGTTGTATTGAATTTTTCATTACTATTATCGATAAATGTAAATTTACCATTAGAACCACTTAAAGTAATTTCCCAATTCCCAGCATCCATTCTTTCTCTGTAATTAGAACGAGCTACATTTATTACATAAATTTCATTTGCAGCATATCCATCTAACGTACTAGATGAATAAAAATTAAAACTAGTTTCTGCTGTATCTGTTAATAATGCTCTATATTGAAAATATGTTGCTTTTGTTGCAAATGTAGTGTTAGAATTATTAGCATAAGTTGCTGAACCACTACCATATTTATGACCATATGCTACTGAAAATTCAACAGGCGCTGAACCGGTATTAGCAGATGCATATACATTGTAATAGTAATTAGATGTTGCAGAACCACTCATACCTGCAATAGATGTAGAAGAACCTGTATAGAAAGTACTTAAACTTCCACTACCATTACTCCATAATCCAGTTGTTACGATTTCATTTTTAGCAGTTACAATATCAGTTGTATTGAATTTTTTGTATACTGAGTTTGTTGTTACTCCAGTCTCTGCTACTAATTGCTCACCGGTTGTAAGGTAAGTATTAATAATAGTTGCCAATTGATTAGTATCGATAACCCCATTAGCTGATTGCTTTTGTTGGTTAAGATATGTTGCTAAATCATTGGTTAATTGTGTTCCGGTATTTGTACCTAAAGTTGCCATATTCTTTTATTATATTTTTATGCTATTGTATAAGTAACTGTTACAGGAATAGTTACACTACCACCCGTTTCGTTACCAAATATAGTCAATGTTGTTGTTAATGTTGAAGTCAATGAACTATTAGGAATAAATGTAAAGGTTAATCCTTTTACAACTTCAGCAGTTGCAGTTACACTATTACTGAAAGTATTTGTTGTAGTAGTTACATTTGTTAAACCTGCTCCTACAATACTACCTGCATTTTTATTACCCAAAACCGCAGTATATCCACCATTCATATTTCCTGCTGGAGATGTTGAAGGATTAATTGGATATTGTCCACCGGTTGTTTTAGCTGCAATACCAGTAACATTTAAAGATACTTGTGGTATTCTTGTTGTGTTTTTTGGTAAAGTTACTAATTTATATTTCAACGCCTGAGTCTCATCAGGAGATGCTTCTAATACCGGTGTTTTCAAAATTGCATTATCATAATATGCAGAACCTTTTGGATGTGCTGCATCATATAATAGGTAATCAATTTCATCATCACCCAATGCAAATTGACTAATTGCTAAAGGTTGTCCAGCTGCTAATTTCTCTCTACCTTTTTTGGTAAGGATAGCATCTACTGTAATTGTTGTGTTATCTAAGTATGCCATAGTTTGTTTATTATTCTTTTATAAATATATAAAATATTTTTTTGTTACATTATTTTTAATCTACTTCTAAGATTGGTTCGTTATTACTTCTACCTTGTGCCGTTACTCTTAATGTAGTTGGATTAGTTACAAATGATTCAACCGCTTCTTTACCATCAATTGTAGTATCTATTGTTTGCTTAGAACCTCTATAAAACAAATTCTGAGTTCCGGTATGTTTCTCTCCTTTATAAATATAATGAGATGGTAAATATCCACTAGCGGTTTGTATTGCAATAATATTTCCACCAATTGTTAAACCAACACTTGCACTAAAATCTTGAACTATTAATTCTTGTGAGTATGATGATGTTACTATGTTTGCTTCACTACCATTTATACCATTTTGATTTAATTGTGTAAGAATAGTATTTTGTTTTGTTACTATAAATGCTCTTACACCCTTTGATTTAAATGTACCATTTTCTTCATAATGATATTTACCATATCCATTATTAAAATAGGTATTGAAACCATAATTAATATAATTATCATCCATACCAACAATCTGCCCCGCTGAAAATAAATCATATTCTGTTGTTATTGTTGGATTATGTCTTCTATAATCAATTTCACTTTCATATGTATCGTATTCACCACTTGCTATATCTATTATAATATTACCAATGTTTGCATCATAGGTATCATACTCACCTTTAAAATTATAAACGTTAGATGCCGTTAAGAATACATCATATCCTTCATTTACACCACTAATATTTTCTAATGAACCAGATAAACTTAAATTAGTATCTAATACATTAAATGTACTACTTAATTCTGTAATTTGTGTATCAGTTATTGTTCCTTCGTGTTGCTCATTAATTGCGGTTGGTTTGTTTCGTTTAACCTTACTTCTTTCTAAAAAGTGTGGTGCTATTAATAATCCTTCAGTTACCTTTACTCTCGCCGGCATCATTTCCTTAAGATTAACAAAGAACGATTTATCAAAGAATTTAATTAATTTAATAAAATCATAAATGTTTCTATTAGATACTCTTTCAAAATAATATTCTCTAAGTGTATCTAACTCTTTGTATGTATTTTTATAATCATCTGATGGGTCACCAATATAATCATCTAAACTACCACCACCTAAAGATTTTGCAATATCTAAATCTAAATCTTTATTAGGTGAGAAAAATATACCAACTCTATTTGAATCCATTTTAGTGGTTTCAAATGCTTTTTTAGTTGCTCTTTTAACCGGAGATAAATCACTAATTAATTCTTGAGATTCAAATCTAATTTTATCATTTGATAATCTATTAGCACCTGTATTTGGTAAAGTAATTGTTACATCTTTATCAATATATTTGTAATTCCAATGTTGTGAAGAACTACTATTGTATTGTGATGCTGAAATAAATCCACTTGCACTTACATCATTCATAAATGAAGTAATTGGTGCTACGTTTTTTACCATTCCAGTTGGATATAAAGAATGTGGATATTCAAAATCCAATCTTAATAATAAATCTTCGGTAGAACTTTTCATTGTATTTCCTACAATTAATTCACTACCTAAAATATGTAAATCAAATATAGATGATGATAGTGGTTCTTTCCATAATCTAAATTCATCTAATTCACCATTAAAATTACCAATTTTTATATTATCATCCGGGCACCATGCAGTAATACCACCACTACCGGTTACACTTCCTTGTTTTACAATTCTATCTTTATCACCATATCCATAATGTGCTGAATAATTTCCATCATAATCATTATTTATTAAAATAGAATGAAAATTCCCATCAAAAAATGGATATAATGAAGATGAGAGTATTAAACTTCCATATGGATAATTATCTAAGTATAATTGTAAACTTCCTAATTCTTTATTTTTAATAACATAATTATTGTTATCATCTCTATGTGAAGCACTTATAAATAACGAAAACCCACTACCACTCATTAATTCAACATATGTTTCAAACTCCGGCTTAATTCTAAATTGAATTGCCTTAACCATTCCTGCATCCCAACTAGAAGTTAGATATGAACCCGTATTAAATACTAAAGTAGAACTCAATGTTTCATATGTAAACGTAGATGATGCTGCATCATCTGCGACAGGTCCACCGAATTCCATTATAGTTAACATTGATTGTGGTATACCATATGAACTCATCAATGCTTTTATACCACGCTTAGACCCTTTGTGTTTTAATAAATAAGGTAAGTTATTTGCAATTCTTCTCCAAATTGTTTTTGTATATTGTTCAGGAGTAATTGTATAATCATCCGCATTATTTAATACACTAACACCATCCCCATCTTGTCCAAACAAATATCCCCATAGGTTTTTATTTGAATTTAAGTTTTTAGCATCCCAACTAAATGATTCTAAATAGTTATAAAGTAATTCATCATTAATACCATATGAATTAGTTTCGGTAATCATCCTTTGGTCTGTCATACCTTTAATATAACTCCAAAGAATATCAAAGTGGTTACCCACCATATCTAAGAACAATAAATAATCTGAATTGTTTTCATCTTCACTTATAAATTGTGGAATGTTATTTTTTAATGCATTAAGGTTCATATTATCATAAACCGACGCTGAATCCATTGTTCCTAAATACCAATTAGTAAGTGTTGTGTTTGGATTCGTAATATAAGTTGAACCATCATTACTAAATGCAGTTTCCCCACTTAATAAATTAAATCTACCACCAGGAAAGGATGCGTAAGAAGCACTATCTGCAGTGAATACCAATGAAGCACTTACTAAACTATTTTCCCAACCATCAAACCCACTAACCAATGTAGATAATTTTTCAGAATATTTTGTTACATCCTGTATTACATTAATACTTTGCGTTTGTTCGTTTAAATAACCAATTCTATCCTCATAGTATTCTGCTAATTCTTTTTTGTATTTAAAGTTTGCTAATCTTTCAACTACACTACTATATTTTACAAAGTTAGAAAAATTAGAATAATCTATATTAATTCTACTTGTTTCTACAAAATTTTGTGAAAGTAATTTATCTACTATTTGTTGTGATGATTCACTACCTTTCAATATTAAATCATCATATGATTCGTATATTGTAGATTGTCCTTTTACATAATCTACTTCTATATTAAAGTTTGGTGCTCTTAATGGTAAAGCGTTTGTTTCTGGTTTACTACTTACTACTATTCTTTGGATAATAGGTAAAGACATTAAACGAGATACCCATAATGTATCATTTTTATTTATATTAGCAGGTAATGCTTCATATAATTTTAATACAATACTTTTACTTATATCACCATCTGGAATACTATTACCAACACTATCTCTTTTAAATTTAGTAAATGTAGTATAATCAATATCCCAATTAGAAATTAATATCTCTTTATCATCAATATCAAATGATGCTAAGTGAGATAAATATTTTTGTTCGTTTCCTAAAGATAAATTTAAATTAGCGGCAATTGCATTAAATAAATTAGCCTTTAAATCAGGAGTAGATACATAAATTCCAGCATCTTCAAAATTAATTGTTATTCTTTCAATTTCACCTTTAACATTTCCGTTGTAAGGAACAATTAATAAATCTAATGGTGAATTAATTATTTTTCTATTCTTTAAATCTTTGTAATTTAAACTAATAAAATCTTTTCCACTAAACTTACCTAACGCAGTATTATCATCTTCTTTAGAATGATATACTAAAATTGTTGTTGCTAGTTTAGATTCAAACGATACTTTAAAATTAACATCACCAAATGTATAAGATGGAATATAAACATTTGTTGGATAATCAATTTTATCAATTATCGGTGTATCAAATGTTTTAGATAATTTAATAATAACATATTGTGGGTCACCATCACCATATAACGTAGATGATGGAACTAATGCTACTTTAAAAGAACCTTCATTATTTAAAAAATCTTTCTTTAAATCTAATTGTATTTTAGTACGAGCCAAAGTAGTTGCATTTACATCTACATTATATTGTCTATAAGGTGTAGTTATCTTTACAAAATCCGTATTTTTTAAATCAAAATTAACATCAATTAATTTAGAATTAGTTGATGAAACATATACTGATTCTAAAATTGATTGTTCTATTGTATTGGTAACTAAAGTTAATATAGGATAATCTGCTCTATCTGGCTCTACTTCTACTAATATTATAATATTTTTATTAAACGTAGCCGCATCAATATTAAATATGGTATCGTTTATAGTATTAAAATCACCTAAATTTAAATCAGAATTTTCGTTGAATTTATCTGTGTATTGCCACTTAATACTTTTGAATAAAAATTTATCAAATCCACTAAGTTCTATTTTAACAGGACCAATTGTACCATTTGAATTTGTAAATTTTACTTCATTTTGTATTTTGGTATTAACAACACCATTTGGTATATCATTTGAAGTAACTTTAATATTTACTTCATTATTTAATATATCATTTTTGTAATTTGATGAAAATTGAATAGCCTGTGTAATTGTGTTTGTAACCGCCATTGGTGTTTTTACACGCTCAATATCAAAATTTAAAGTCTTTGTTAGTGGAAATTCATAATCTGTTACACTTTTAATTACTTCAGAATTAGTAAATTCTACTAATCTAACTCCAGAAATTTGTTTTGTTTGTTTCTTAGTTACGGTAAGTGTTTTTTTAGTTTCCGGTGTTTTCCAAAAATTAAAAGAACTATTACCAAATAAACCACTAACTCCGGTATTACCACTCATTCCCCCGAATATAGAACTAAATGGGTTTATGTTTATAACAGGTGTAATTTGTTGTACAACATCAATTACATCTATTTGTTTACTAATTAATGCTTTTTGTAATTCAAAATAATTTGTTGTTTTAAACTTATCATTTACAATTGGTTTAATTATTAAACTATCATTGATTTTATTTGAATCTATGTTAACTGAAGCGGCTTCTTGATATACATTATTTTGTATATCAAATGTCATTTCATTTTGATAATCACTTATATTAATAAGTGTAAGTTTTATATCATTTCCAGGAGGAGTTGGTGTTGGTGTATATGCTCCATTTCCTCCACCTGTATAACCGCCGCCACTACCACCGGTATAACCACCCACACCATTAAAGCCATTATCTCCAATGCCGTTATTATACCCGCCACCATTGTTAAATAAATCACCTAATGGATTGTAATCAATTGAAGTTGTATCGTATGCTTGCATTGTTTATAAATATCCTATTATAAAATTGTTGTTATTACTTATAATTTTGTAATTGTTCTCTACCAAACGTATTACCAGTACCCCAAATACCAGCATCTCTACCTTGTTCCAAAGATTGTGTATCAAATTGGCCACCTCCACCATTTCCACCACCCCCGCCACCTGGTGCATAATCAATTGGAGTTGGCTCTGGTGTTGGTTTATCTTGTTCTACCAAAGGAGGCTCGACTGCCGGTTTCTTTTTTATAATAATTTCTTCTTCAACTGGTTTATTTGGAGTAATTATAATAGTTTTATCTAATCCTGTTAATTTATTATTTTGAGTTAAATTAGAAGTAGCAGTTGCCGTAGTTGTTATCAATGATTGCAACAATTGATTATCTACTTTATTTCTCAATACATCTTTAATTGATTGTGGGTAATCTATGAATGTAATATTTTTCATATTAAAATCAATAGAATCACTCAATCTATTTATTAACAATGTTTGAACTTGTTTTGTATTATAAAATTCATCTAAATCTAATGGTTGCGATGATAATTGTCCATAGTTAGAATTACCTAACTTATATTCTTTACCATCAAATTGATTATACAAACTTTGTTTAAAATCTGTAAATATTTTTTCTTTAAATGATTTGTATTGTGAATCATTTCCAAATTTAAAATCTTTTTTAACAACTGATAGCCAATTTGGTCCATGTTGTTGTATTAAATAGTTATCAATTAAATCACTAATTTGTAATTGTATTGAATCTATTTGTTTTTGTATTGTACTTAAATTTTCTCTTAGTTCTAATGCGTTATCTATGAATGAATTATAACGAGAAGTTATTTTATCATTTTGTAAAACATCGGTGGTTAACAATGGTTGAATACGAATTTCAGTTCTACTTGGTGAAATTTCATGTATCCAAACTCTTTGTTTTTTATCATCCAATCCAATATAGTTTTTAACAAAATTAAATACTACATTAAATTCACCATTACCATATCCCGCATCATTCACCAATTTTTCAACATCAATATCAAATACTTTTTCTTGTGTTAATGGGTCTATATCACTCTTAAGATATTTTGTTAAATCATCTTTATGTATATATCTAACCATTACACCATTTGTTTGTTGTAATAAATTATTAGCTAAATCATATAATCTAAATTCAATAACATCATTTTTTGACATTCCAAAATCAGTTACATTTTTAGCTATTGTTTTAAACACATTCAAATCTTTAGAACTAACTAATTGTGCAGTTGAATCTAAATTAAGATTAATGTTTTCAATATTTTTAAAATCTTTTATTGCCATAATTAGTTGTGATTGTGTAATCTATATGTAAAATTTTTATTTTCAGTTTTTCCATTAGCATCTATATCTTTTACAATTATACTAAATGTAAAATCATATACTGTTGGTTTTGAATGAGAAAATAAACCACCACCATGTTGACCAGGCAATGCATTTAAATACGCTGATGGTTTTGTCATATCAAATCTTTTAGTTTCATTTGCTTTTAATGAAACCGGTAGTGTACCAAAATCCCATATAGATTGATTAACTGCTTCAGAAAATTTAACATCAACAGTTATATCCTTAGGTCCAGCTACCACTTCAAAATATGATTGGTATGTTTTAGGCCAATCTCCACCCGATGCTCCAAATGTTTTTGCTACTTTAACCGTAGAATCATATCCATTACCATAATCAGCCGCCATCATTCTTGGTAAATTACCTTGTAATTTTGTTGGGTCACCCTTTTCAAATACAATAGTAGATAACTCTCCGGTAGAAATACCACCACCCGCAATTGCTTGTGCCTTTGCACTTAATTGTTGTGCTGCTACTTGTAAACTTGCATTTGCCTGTGCTAATAAATTATTTAAAGTATCTATTTGTTTAATTAATGCAGTTTTTTGTGCAACTAAACCTGTATTCTCTGCTTCTAATGAAGTTCTTTCGGTTGCTTCATTAATTGCTTTAGTTAAAGATGTTGTTAAATTAGATTTTAAATCCAATGTTGTTTTTTGTATAGAACCTAATTTATTATTTACCGCTGCATTTTGTACTCTTAGGTTATCATTATCTAAATACAATGATGAGCTATCTGCCATTAATGCCTGTACTCTTGCTTTTAAAGAATCAACATCTGCCGTTAATATGTTTACTTGAATTTGTAAATCTGCACTATGAGATAATTCCGTATCATATATTGGTTTAGGAATTAAATCTAATCTTATTTCCGGTAAAGGTTTTATAAGTTCCGTTACTTGTAAACTAACTGATTTAGATAATTCATTATTATTGTATTGGTCTAAATATAATTTAGTAGTAATCGTTTCTTCCGTACTATTAGTTGTATCTATATATTTTTTAGTTAATGCCATTATTTGTAAATATCAAATGAACCAATTTCAAAAATTTCTTCATTATTAGTATCAATTGATTTTACTAATAACGTATAGTTTCTACCAACTGCCCAATTTGAAAAGTTTAAATTAATTACATTGTTACGCAATCCCCTTAATACTTTTGTATTAGGTGAGTAATTTATAATAAATTCTTTTGTTAAAGTATCAATTACTGCGTAATAAGCTTCATTTGGCAAATAGTATTTAACCTGATATGCAAATGTACTATTGAATTGTTTAATAGGGTATAACTCTCTAGCATCCACATTTATAGATACTTTTTGTCCTTGTGTATATGATGTTTTTAAATTTGGAGAATAACAACGATATAAAACATCATAGCTACTACTAGCTGCGAAATTAGATATATCTACCAATGAACCACTTGTTATAGTTTCATTATATGATATTACTAATTTAGGTTGATATATTGTATTAGTTTCTTTTGAAAACATTTTAATACTACCATAATCAACGGAATTATTTTCTTTATCTGTTGGAAACTTAAGTATGATACCATTATTTACTATACTACCACTATTCCATTTTTTAACAAATGAAGTAATATCTAAATTAATATCTTCTATGGTGTATTGGAACGATTGTGAGGATACTGATGATGTAAACCATGTACCACCAAGCCCACTCTGAGAACCGGTTGTAAAGGGGTTAAAACTAGCTCCTTGACCCGCTACATATGTATTGTTCCAAATAGTAGAAGTATCATCTCCATTTTTATAATACCAAGTTGCACCATTTGTTGTAATATTATCAAAACGAGTACCAGTACCATTTTCCCAACTTTGTGAAATTGGATATGCTTCAATTGCAAAACTTGCAGCAATTTCATCTGCTTTAGTTATTTTTAATTGTAATGATGCAGTAAATGAACCACTAGGTATTGTAAGATTTGCAATACTTTTAGATATTTCCGTAGTATCAAACTGAATTAATACTCTACTCATATCAGGCGTACCACCATAATATACTTTAGAAATTTCTAACATCTCATCTATACCAGTATTTTGGTAAGGTTGTTGTAAGTATATAGTTGCATCTTGTGATGCGGTATAAAATAATATCATTATAATGCTCTCCCTTTAATATCTTTCCCTGGATATTTTAATTCAAATATAGAAGGGTCTAATGATGGATAAACAATTTTGTTTTTAGTTGCTTCTACTATATTATAAGAATATTGTGAATAGGTAGTTCCACTTGCATCTACCAAATTTACAATTTCAACTTTAGGAACGGATGAAACACCCGATACATTTGCTATTTCTAATTCTAATTCACTTATATTAATTGGTTGTGACATCTTCCATTTTGTAATATCAAAATAGTTAGCAATTGCTTGTGTACATTTTAATACTACTTCTCTTTTATTATAATTTGAAAATACAGTTATATCAAAGTTAACTCCAATATTAACCACATACCCATCTATAATATTAATAGCATCTGTCATTAATCTAAACTCTTCTAAATAAGTTTTTAAGTTTTGCTTAATAGTAGAATTTAATATGCTTAAGTTTCCATTAGTATCATATCCCAATAAATACAAATTAATTGCGAATGGATTACTCTCTACTGCAAATGTTTGTTTTGTTTTTAAGAATACATCCAATGCGTCTATAATTTCAGTATCAGATGATTTTTGTAAGTTTTTAACTAATCCAATGAAATCTTTTTTAACCGATGGATTCCTTAATAATTGTTGTGCTGCTCCTGTATCGATGTTACCATCTTGTTCAACATATGCTTTAGCAATACTACCAAAAATTGGGTCCATTGCTAATGTTCTAACTTCATAATCCTTTTTAGTTACTGCTCTATTTTGTGCACCAAAGTTAGCAATTGCGTTTTCTCTAATTTCTTCCAATGTTTCATTGCCCCTACCACCACTAGCTGGTTGTAAATTTTCTACACCCAATGAACTTCTACTTTGTTGATAGGTAGGTAGGTGTATATCGGATATTGATAATATATCTTCATTGAATGATACATAACTTATTTGTGTTAATTCACCACTCGGTACATTTGCCAATAAACCACCACCCGCTAAATAAGTAACTGTTAAAGTTGTATTCGCCGGCGCAATTCCATATGTATTTGTTTTTAAAAAATTAGAAGGGTCAAATGATTCACCCATTCTATTAATTGAATTATTTAAACCTAAACCTACATTTTTTGTATTTGGTATTAATAATTCATCCGGTGTAGATGCGTTTCCATTACCAAATCTTAATTCAATATTTTGTTCATCTATTAATCTAGTTGTAAATCTTCTAGCCGTTTTTTGTAACTTCAATAGATATTTAGGTGATTCTGAACTATGAGAAAGTTTTGGTTCTGTATATTCCGAATTAGGTGATTTAATATAAACCAATTCTTGTGCTAAATAAGGAACTTCATAATAGATATTTTCATTGTCATCAATTACTTTTTCTATTTTAATAAAATTTGTACTATTAATTTTAACAATTGGGTTTGGTTTAAATTCTCCCAAATCAAATTTTTGTGTATATCTAGCGGCACTTATAGCTGTTACTGTTTTTGTTACTAAATATAATAATACATTTCCAGTTGTATTTTCAGTTTGAAATATTGTAATATCTCTATTATGCGGGTCAGCAAAATCAACTATATCAGTTGTTATAAATTGTATATTTGGAAATGATTTAGAAGTAACAACCATTCCTTCATTTATTTTTAAATAATACTTTTCATCAGGCTCACCATTTACAGCCGGCAGGGTTTGATACAATGTTAGTGTAGTAGCTGCCGGGGATGAAATTTTAGGTTTATATCCTAAGTTTTGTGCTAATTGATAAATATTATTTTTATTACCCGCTAAGTTAATAAATGATTCTTTTAATTGTGCATCGGTATAATAAGAAAGTACATCCCCTACATATGAAGCCTGCTCAATGAACATCATACCCGGTGATGCTTCACTAAAATCATTGTATGTACTACTAAAATATGTTTTAGTAAATTCTATTAATGCTTGTCTTAAAGAACTAAAATCTCTATTGGTATATTTTATATCCTTTTTATTAGTTGACCAGCTTTTATCTATTGGATTAAGAGCCATATTATATTACTATGTTTAATTGTTCTAATGTTGTTGAATTTGAATATTTCAAACTATATTTTAATTCTAAATCTATTCTATTCGTATCTTTTAATGAATCAGATATATCATACACAATACTTTCAATATTAACATATGGCATCCATCTATTAATTGCTTCAGTAATTCTTGTTTCTAATATAGTATCTAAATCAGATGTAATTGGTTCAAACAAAACTTTTCTTAAATCCGCGCCAAAATCCGGCTCCATTAATCTTTCACCTTTGTTGGTTAGTATTAACGATTTAATATTAGTTTTAATTTGTTCTTTAGTTGTATAAGACACATCAAAATAACCATTGTTTCCTTTGGTTAGTGGTAATGTAATACCCACACTTTTATCTTGTTCATCAATTACAAATTTCTTTTCTAATACTATTGCCACTTAGGTTACCCCTTATTGAATTTTTTAACCAATTGTGAATAATCTCTCGTCATTGCTTTCATAACTGATTGTGCCGCTTCTGGATTTCTCCTTGCTGCCATTGCCAACTTATGTTCTAATGGAATACCACCTTCTTCTTGTCCTTGTAAATAAGAACCATATTCAGATTGAGTTCCACCCATAGCAGGTTCAGGTTGTGAATATTCTCTAAAATTATCTCCATATCCTAAATCAGCCGGAGATAGCATAGGTCTTGCAGCCTGTGGTCTTTGCCCGTATTGGATTGTGCCGTAGCTACCATCATCTTTTGATTTAAATTCGTAACTTTCGTTCACTTGTTTCTTCGGTGTTTCAATTTGTTCGTTTAACACTTCGTGAACAGCATTTCGTATTTCTTCTTTAAGAGTTTTTTTAATATCCTCTCTTAATACTTTTACTAATGCTTTGATTAATTGTGTTTGGTCCATAAAATTGGTTTTTACTATATATAATTATTTGTTATTTCTTTTTTGGGATAATAAATCCATTAATTGATGCTAATCGTGGGTTCTTTAAAAATACACCCACCCCATCTCTATTAAATCCACCCCCGGTTGTGTTTCCTTCAATTGATGTAATCCTACCTTGTGAATTTGGTTTAGGGTCTGCTACTATACCAATATGATGTGGATGTCCTACTCCATTTGCATAAATAATAGCTGCACCAATTACCGGAGTTGATGACCATAATCCGTTTTTAATTGCCCATGCTTTCCAAGCTGCACATCCCGCTGAGTTTGGTGATTTAGCCCCAGCTTGTTTAAACCAATAACTAACTGCTGCTGCACACCAAAAAGCCGGTCCATTAATCCCAGTTCCATTTAAATATGTAGTAACATACCCACCATAGTTAGATTTGGGTGGAGTTTCCATTACAGGAATAGATGCCGCTGCTTTTGCATATGCTACAATTCTTTTACCCACATCATCATCCTTCGTAGATTGTTGTATATTATTTAATGCGGCAGGGTCTACTCCATTTGATACATTCATCCCGGTTGCTAATTTTTCAGTAGCCAACGCTTTCATTTCTCTAGCCGTTTCTATAATTCTAGTTGCCGGACCACCATGATATTCTTCTTGGTCTTCTAATGGAACTTCCGATTTATTATTTTGTTCAGCTGCTGCGGCAGGTGTATATTTTTCTATAATCGCATCCGCTTGTTTTATATCGTCTTTAGCACCCTCTTCTTCCTCTTTTGTTAATTTAAAATCTGCATTATTAAATTCAAATAATGGTGCGGCTTTTATAGAGTTAGATTGTCCAGGCTCTACTATATACACACTCCAGTTGATTATAGCAGGTCCAATTGGCATTGGGGGTATGTATTGTGATATTGTATAACAAACTCCTTGAATCGTTTGCAAATGTATTTTAGCTAACATAATAAAGTTATCTAAAAAAATATCAACCTCTTTTATTGGTGGTGTGTACCCACTCCCAAATTTACCAGGAGTAGTAACTAAATTATCGGTTACTGATAAATTTAATATTGTACCAACCGCCGGTATTATTGGTGTGTTTGTTTTTTGTAATGTTGCACCCGTCCAATAACCAACTACTGCTAATCCTAATAATTTTAAATATGAATTATAAAAAGCAGGTGTTTTTGCAACTAACGCTACATTCCCGGCATTGATAATAAGTTGTTGCATTAATTCGGTATTACCCTTTAACACAGGATTTCCGGTAGTGGCATCTTTACCACGTTTCATTGCCTCATCATATTTTTTAGTAAAGAAAATGGCAAATTCATCAGCGGTTTTCCAACTTGCTGCTTTCATTTTATCACCTACTTCATCTTTAAATTGAGACCAAGACATTATATTAAATAATTAGTTTTAGATAATGCAGTTTTTAAGTTATTTTTAACTTGATTAAATGGTGCTTTATTTATAGGCCCCGGTGCCGAAGGACCAGATGGAGTTGCAACTGTCATTGCATTTATTGCATCTATTAATTGTGTTAATAAATCAACCAATGTATTACCTAATATCATTTGCTGAGTTGCCCCATCCTTTCCTGCATATATTTTTCCATTCTCAACGGTTAATACAATATTTTTATTACCTTTTGTTTGTAATTGCACATTACCATTTTGAGAAATAAGATTAAATCCTTTTTCTGTGTCTATGGTTACTATATCATCGGTAAAGATACTAAAATTTTTCTTACTAAACAAAAAAGTTTCTGCTGTTTTTGATGAAAGAATTATTCTACCACTATTAACAACTACCTGGTCACCCTTTAAATCATCCGATGCTGGGTACTTACTAATTGCTTCTTTATTAACTTTTATAGTAGTTGAATCATATAATGTACTATATTCACCTGCCGTAATTTGTATTGAAGTTCCATCTTTATTTATATCTTCAATGGTTGTTCCAAATACTTTATTATTTTGTTGTGAATCTGAATTTTCTCCATTACGAATTAATATTGCTGGGTGCTGTTTACCATTTGTTTTATCCGTATGTATATAACCACTAAATCTAATACTATTACCCGATTTACCCTGTATAATTGTGTCACCTTCATTGGGTTTTAATTGGTGTAATTTAATATTTCTTTTATAATATTTTCCTTGAAATCCTTTATTTGTTTTTGATTTAGTATTAGAGGGTGTATTACTATTTGCAATACCTGTTTGAGAAACTTCTTTATAATTTTCAGTACCACCGCCCGTAGTTGATTCATCCGCTACTTTTACTGTTGCACGTAAGATATTAATGTTAGTATTAAACCCTGTGGTATTTTGAAATGAAATCGGTGTATAAAAATTCTTACCATTTATAGTTTGAATATAAACAGTTTCACCCTTTACCGGTAGTGTAAAATTATATCTATTTAATGGAAATGCAACGGGTAAATTTTCTTCCTTAGATTCACTACTTTCTGGTAATCTATATTTTATAGCACCATAATATGCACCATCCTTATCTTCGTAATCTGATGCATTTGTATATTCTTCAAATCCTTTATCAATATCAGGTGTCTTTTCAACTAAGTCATCTGTTTCTATAAATACAAAATTAACAATACCAAGTTGGGCTGCTTCTGCTTTTGTAGATTGTCCAACCGATGTTCTACCTGCACCGGTACTGGTTTGTCCAAATTGTGATGCCATTTTATTTACCTATACTTTCTTTTAATGATTCAATTTCAAATTCTAAATCTTCAATCTTATCGTCCGTACTTTGAGTAATCTCTTTTGCCACCACATCCATTTCATCTAACAATGCTCTTTTATCATCTTCACTTAACCAACCCTCATCACCCGCTTTCTTAGTGTTTGCTAATACTAACTTTTGTGCTATGTTTGCAATCTTAATCAAATGGTCATCGTTTGAAATACTTGCTTCAATTAATTGTGTAATGATAGGACCGATAGTAATTACATCGGATGGTTTAGTTACTAATTTTCTCATTTCTTCAATAAGACCAGAAATGTTTTTCTTTTTACTTTGTTGGTTTTCGTAAATATCACCTAACAAATCACTAAATGTTTTTCCTTTAAATAAAGGAAAATTCATGTCTACGCTTGCCATAAATCTTTTTTATAAATATTGTGTATTTAAAAACTTACTTACTAATCAAATAATTACCTAATACCAAGTAATCCATTTCACATCTATAAAATGTTTTAATCGCAGTTTCAGGGTCTAATACCATAGTTTGACCTCTAAGATTGAATGAGGTATTGAGTAAGATAGGATACCCACTTAACTTTTCAAATTTCTTAAGTAGTGTAAAAATATGTGGATTAAAAGTAGAACGAATGGTCTGAACTCTTGCTGTTTCATCAGCGTGTGTAATAGATGGTAAGCCTGCAATAAACTTATCTTTAACTTTAAATACTTGATTCATATAAGGAACTTCTTGTCCTAACATCTCAAAGTATTTATTTGCATCATCAGCAGTAACCATTGGTGCGAAAGGTCTAAATCCTTCTCTTTTTTTAATTACTCTATTTACTTTTGGTTTAATATCTTTAATTGTTGGATTAGCTAATATAGAACGATGTCCTAATGCTCTTTGTCCAAATTCACTACCATCTTGAAACCAACCTATAATTGCACCATCGTTAATTAATCCTGCTACTTTTTCTATTAATGGATTATAATTTTCAAATCGTTGTACTTTACCAGTTGGAACTAAATTAGCAATTGCAGATATAAAATCGGCGGCACCATATGAAGGTCCTAAAAACGGACTTGAATTATCTACTCTTGTATAATTTGGTGTTTTATAATATACATACAAAGCACACCCAATAGCACTACCTGCATCAGATGGTGCTGGTGGTACATATACGTTCTTGTAAGGAGTTTGTAATGTTATCTTACCATTTGCTAATCCATTATACGCGCACCCGCCACTCAAACATAAATTATCTTGTGGGTAATGTTTATAAAAAGTATTTAACATTTGGAAAAACAATCTTTCGTAATGTGCCTGTAATGAAAATGCAATATCCATATAAACCGGCTCTAATTCACTTTCGGGTATTCTTGGTGCTACATTAAATAGTTCTGCTAATTTAGAAGTAAACATACCTTTCTCTGAATAATGAAATGAAAAGTATTTTAAATCTAAATCTAATGTATTACCATTTAGTTTAGCTAACTTTTCAAATTGTTCTCTATATAAATCTTTTTGATTACCATATGCCACCAATCCCATTACTTTGTATTCACCACTATTTGGTTTGAATCCTAAGAATGAAGTAATTGTTGCGTAAAGTAATCCTAATGAATGTGGAAAGAACGTTCTCTCTAATGGTTGTATATATCTACTTTTTAATCCTAATCCTAATATCGCGGTTTCATTTTCACCAACACCATCTACTGAGAATAGATGTGCATTTTCAAATGGTGATGTATAGAATGAATATGCTAAGTGAGACATATGATGCTCGACATATTCTATTGAACCTTTATATCCTAATTGTGTACGAATGATATCTTCAACGTTATTATTCTTTTTCCAATTCCAAAGCTTTTTTGTTAAACCGATTGTTTTTGGAAAATAATTAAAATATTGTTCTTTGAATCTTTCGTATTTTTTCTTAGGGTCTTCGTACCAAACGATTTTATCTATTTGGTTAATCTTTATTTTGTTTTGTTTTAGAATCCATTTAATAGAATTGATGGGAAATCTTTGGTCGTGCTTTATACCTGTAAATCTTTCTTCTTCTTGTGCCGATACAACTTTACCATCTACAATCAATGCAGCTGCTGAGTCGTGATAAAATGCTGATATCCCTAATATTCTCATCGCGTTATTGCTCTCTTCCAAAACGGGTCTTTTTTCTCTTGTGTAATATCACCCTCATCTAAAAATTGATAATACAATTTCATTTGAGTTTCTTTCATTTTAGAAACAACTTTAGTTATATAATGTGTTTTATAACCAGTCATTTCTCTAACCAATAAGTATAACGATTTTTTATTAAATGATTCTATAAATTCAGCCCGTCTAAATAATTCTAAAACAGCATCTGCAATTTGAATATCTCGTTTCTTTGTAAATTCTTTATTCAAATTTAAATCCCAAAATTGTAACATTCTATCATTAAATGTTTTAAATTCTTCGTTGTGTGATGTTTGTTTAAAATCATTTTCCAAATCCCAAGTAACTGGCATTGCACTTAATTGTGATGTTGCTTTAAACCTTTTGTAATTAGAATTGTTATTTAAGATAAGATAGTTACGAGCTGCAATTGTAAAGTAACTAAACGCTTTACCTTTACCTTCTTCAAATTTATGTATCTTTTCTAATAAGAAAGAAACTACTTCGTGTTTGATATCTTCTTTATCATCATCAAAGTAAGTAAATCCCCAAGTGTTTAATACGTTTTCCGATAACTTATAAAATGAATAATGGATGTGTTCGGTATATAATTTATTTCTCTCTCTATTATCATCCGATTTGTTGTAAGCGATAATAGCTGCTTCCGTTTGTTCGGTGAAGTATCTAGTATCTTTTTTCTTTCTACCCATTATCGTTTCCGTTTAATATTTTTTGGTTATTGGCTATAAGATTCTTTAAGTCTTGAAATGTAGAGCCCACTTCATCATCCGATTCAAATGCTCCCGTTGAATCAATCTCTTTCATTGCATTATAAATTGCAATATAAGATTGTGTATTAGATGCAATTACATCTTCATATCTTTCTAATTTATTCAAAAGATTGTATATTGCATAACCTGCTGCGGCTAAGAATATAGTTAAAATTATTATTATTAATTCCATATTATACTACCTCCCATCCTTGTTCTAAGTAAGTTGATAAATTCTTTTTCTTAACTGATAGTGTTTCATCACCCCTCTTTAAGATGAATCTTTCATTTCTACCCAATTTAGCAAATGCAGTTAATCTAATGGTTTCAGTATATTGTCTATCTCTAATTGTTAATCCATTCAAATGGTCAATCTCATGTTGAACACAAACTGATTCTAATAAATCTACATCATTAAATAATGCGTTGATATCTTCGTGCTTTCTTTCTTTTGTACTGAAATCTAATACATCTGGGAAATTATCTGCTTTTACTTTAACACCATAAGAACGAACTGTCTTAATTGGTTTTTTCATTGTTTTAGGTAAAGATAAACATCCTTCAAAGTACATTATTTTTTCTTCGGTTTCTTCTACGATTGTAGGGTTAATTAATACTAAAGGTTCTTCTCTAACATTGATTACGCAAATTCTTTTATTTAAACCGATTTGATTTGCACTCATACCTAACCCCTGGTGTTCGGTTACTGCGGTTAATAAAGCAGCTGTTGCTAAATCTTGTTCTTCTTTTGTAAATGTTGTAGTAGGAATTGACTTTCTTAATGCCGATGTGTCTGTTACTATTTTTATCATATGTAATTGTTTATTACTCTAATATACAACTTATAATTAACTATTCAAAATATAATTGTGAATTTTTTCTGCTAATAGTATGTTTCCCGTATTTCCCATATGTCCATCTGCCCATTTACCATTTGTTTCTTCATTAATAGTATTCCATTTTAATTGTTGTACATATTTTTTATTATCAAAAACAATATTTCTTTTATCATCTATTATATTAATAATATTTGGTTTACACCAAAATAATGCGTAACACTTAATATCATATGTTTTTAATAAATCAAATATTGAATATACTTTTTCCATTTCATACCAACTTCTTCTTTCTTCAAATTTATCCAAATAATTAAGTAATGAAATACCATCTTCATGTGTGATATCTAATTTTTTTAATAATATATCAATTGGTTCATCGTTTCCTATTACAAAATCTTTCCATTGTAAATCTAATTCACCAAATTTAAAAAATGCGTTTCCAAAAAATTGAAATTGAAATATAACAATTTTACCATTATCTATTATTGATTTTAAATTTTTAATTAATAGATTAACATTGTATACTAAATTATTTCCAGGTTTTGCAAAATTAACATATTTCATATCTAATTTAGATGATAAGTAGTATGGGTATGGATTATATACATAGTCAGTAAGAGGGTTTGAACTACCCATACCCGCTGTGTGACTATCACCAAAATAATAAATCATAATGCAAAACTCTCCCCACATCCGCAAGTTCGGCTAGCGTTGGGATTGATAAATTGAAAACCTTTACCATTTAAACCATCTGAAAATTCTAATTCAGTACCGAATAGGTATAGTAACGATTTGTTGTCTACTAATATTTTTACTCCTTTATCTTCAGCAAGAGTATCAGCGGGTTGTTGTTCGGTATCAAATGAAAGGTCATATGATAGCCCACTACATCCACCACCTTTAACTGCTACTCTAACAAAAGGAGTTTTGAATCCACTTTCTTCAATTAGTGAATTTAGTTTTTTTGCTGCACCTTCTGATACTGTTACCATACTAATAATTATAATTTTTCAAAATATCCACCAACATCAAATTTTGCTTTCATATTAATTGAACCTGCTTCGTTTGGTACAAATTTAGCCGGCTCTACTAATCTAAAATCAACCGATACTCTACTTTGGCTGCTATCGTTATTTTTATTACCATGAAATAAATTAGCACCACTAAATACCAATATCTCTCCATAGTTTACAATATAAGGTTTATAATCACCCTTATCCTCTTTACTTTCCATCCATATTGTGTTTTGCTCATTAGTATTTACAAATGGCATCCAAAAGTTTACTTCTGATGTACCATGATTGTAATTTCTATCTTTGTGCCATTCACCCACTCCTAAATTACCTTCTGCTAATTGAACTCTAAATGTTGGGATAACTTGATAAATAATTTCATCATATCCAAATCTTTCTTTAAGTTCTTCTACTAATTTTAGATAAGTAGGTAAGAATTGTTCTTTATACTTTTCGTAATATCGTTTATGCCAAATGGTAGATTGGTCTTTTTCTCTAACTATTAAATCATAATGTTCCAATGTATGTAAGTCTTCTAATGGAGTAGTATCGCCTTCCCATATTTCTAACATTTCTGAAACTATTTTTCTAAATGGATACTTTGTGGTATCGTAACTAATTTTGTAAGGTGTTTGTAAGTACATAACTAAAATAAATTATATTGTTGTTTTAATCGTAAATCGTTTTCTCTAATTGCATGGATTTCACTATCTGCATCTAAAATATTATTTGTTACCGATAATTCACCATCTATTCTATATCCTACCAATTTGTAGTTTTGTTTTCTTCTATTTCTTGCTTTTACAAATAACCAATCATCTTGTCCCCATAATTTCATTTCTTCTGGTATAGGAGTGTAATTTTCTTTATGTACAAATATTGCACATCCCCAACCACCATTTCTATGTTCAATAGGTTGTAATCCAAAACTTACACTAGGGTAGGTATTATATGGTGTTTCATCTAATCCTATCAGTCCAATTTCAGGTGTAATAAAATCATATAGTGTATTCAATATTTGCCAATCCATCCAAATATCATCATTTAGAATTAAAAGTTTATCATACTTTGCCATATTTGCCCCTTTATTCCATGGTGCAGTAACGTATGTATTTTTTCCTTCTAATATATGAATTAATTTTGGTAATTGTATTTTTAAATCATTTCGGGTATTATCTATAAGAATAATTTCACCAACTAATTCATGTTCACTTAATTCTCTAAGTGTTTGTTGAAATCTATCACATTTCCACATTGTAGGTATAATAACTGAATACATTATTTTCTTTTTAGGATTGTTAAACCATTGTTATTAGTAAATCTTTCATATAATTCCCAATGTGGGTTTACCTCTAAAAATTCTTCGATAGCTGGCCACAATCCTATTTCATCTACTTTGCCATTATACGATTCACCAATCCACTCAAACGATGTAGTATCGTGAAATATAATATACTTACGTGCTTTATTACCATGTAGTTCTAATTCACCTTTTAATTGGTTGTAATTATGTAGAGTATCGATAAAAAGTAAATCGGTTTCTTCTATTTCTAAATCTAAAGTATTAGCTACTCTAAATTCAAAATTAGTATCTTCCTTTACCATTTCTGCAATTGATTCCCATTGAATACCATTAATATCATATGAAATAAGTTTTTTAGGCTTTCCCATAAGTAATGCATAAGTAGATACCACCCATCTAACACCCATTTCAGTTATATGCTCACATTCTTCTGCATATCTTTTTAAGGTAGGTAAATGTTCATGTATATCCGATGGAATACTACATTTTTCATTGTAAAGTTCTTGTAACATATATTTTATTTTTTAATTGTATTTTAATCCGAAAAATTCGTAATTCTTATGTACCGATACTTCATCACCTGCTTTAATTGCAATATCTTCATCTTCGTATATTGCAGAAACAGGACACTCCGGTACACATGCTCCACAACTAATACATATATCAGGATTGATATAAAGTTGTCCACCAGGAAATGCTTCTCTACCATCTCTTTCAATTTCACCACCAGAACCTTCAATATCAATAGGTCCGTGAATACAATCAACAGGACATACACTTACACATGCGGTGTCCATACAATCAACACAACTCTTTCCAATAATATAACTCATACTTTATTTTTTTTTGTTTTTATAATAATTTCTTAATTTCTCACTTAATATACCACCAGTATATGCAAATATTAAAAATATAACTG